ATGCCAGAAGCCTACCCGGATTGCCTCATGAGCCCGTCAGGTAGTGGGCCAGATACAAAAAAGCCCCGGCGAGTGCCGGGGCTTGCAATGGTGGAAAAATTATTACCACTGTAGTTCTTCTTTCGATGCTTTATGGTTTTGGTTGTACATCATATTGATAGTCGTGTAATCACACATATTCAAAGAACCATTACAGTAAGTGTTGATTACGCTTTCCATAATCTTTTTATCTTTTGCCTGCGATGCTTCTTTAAACGCCTTAAGATTTTCCTGCTCCATCATGCGGAGGGTAGTTTCCTGGCACATATTCAGCTGTCCATCACAATACACTGCTTTTACACGGTCTTTGATGTACTGGATAACTTCCTGTTTCTGAGCGTCAGAACCATCAAATTCCAGCGGGTTAATGAATTTTGCAAATGATAATGTTGGGACCAGACAGAGCGAGATTAAAATAAGCTTACGCATAAACATCCTTTGTTGAAGAAAATGATGGGCCTATGTTACTCCAGCCCTTATCAAGTTCAAATATCTTCAGAAGCAAAAAAACCGCTCAATGGCGGCTATTTAAACTTTTGGCAACATACCAAACTAGCCTAAAACATCAGCTATTTTGTTCGGTTTAGCATTAGTCGCGGCTCATCTGCCACGTCTAGAGTATGCCATGCCTCACAAAATACAGAGTTCCCCTTCCCGTCTTTATTGTTTGAGCCATAGATAAGAGACATCATCATATTGGTCTTCACACACGGCGCGCGCTAGTCAAATGGGAGCGCTTTGTCTCTGGACTAAACAAGCCATTTTCTAAACGTCATTTAAGTATCAAATCAGGCAGGTTTGTTAAGCATTGAACGTATCATGATGTCACTTTCCTGGAGATAACATTCCAGGTATGTTAGAAACATCAAAGTTACTGTTTTAAAAAATAACCAAGAACAATAATGAACAAAAGTACCGTACGCTTTGCACCCTGGATAGGGTCCAATTATGAGGAAGGTTTTCGTGGCTTACGCATACTTTTAGTATGCGAGTCTCACTATGGCGCTAAGCAGCATGAACGTCCCACTGTTACTCCCGAGATCATTAAGGCTCTTGCTTTGGGCGAGAAACATCCAAGGGCAACCGGTAAGCTTCGACGTCATAAGCATTTCACAAAAATAATGTGTGCACTTCAGAATGTCAGACAACAATTCACCCGAACGCAAAAAAGGGAATTTTGGAATAGCATCGCTTACTACAACTTCTTGCAAGAGTTCATAGGAGACCGTCGTATTAAACCATCGCAAAGCGCCTGGGAACGCAGTGAAAGCGCATTTACTGACGTCGTATCAGTGTTAGCACCGGATGTGATTATTTGTTTTAGCAAACGTAACGGCAAGCGTATTAGATCACTTGCAGGTCATTTACCGATAGCTGTTGTAAATCATCCATCTTCGCGGTTTAGATATTCTGAGGTCAACCCAATTATCGCTGCGCATATTGAGTTAGCCTTAACACTAAAAGCACAAGCTCCAAAATTCACTGGCAATGATATTTATTATCGTTGGTACGAGGCCACTGCAGGTTCCTTGCCCACACCAGGTTCACACCTTTCAGATTTGGACAAAAGCGTGCTCCTTGCGGAACGAAGGGAGTCAATGGCAGCCCTGGACGAATTGATCCTACAAGGCATGGGCTATCGGTAACGCCTGGTATCCATTCAAATTTTGAGTTTTACACATTTAAGTACTCTGATATCTATCATCGCTTATACATCTGTCAGTTAGCCCGTACTATCGGCACTTCTGACCACCTCACAATATAGCGTGACGAGAGCACTTCACGCTTCATCATGCCTGCTGCGTGCCCCTTCCCGGTTTGTTGAGCTTGTCCACCATCGTCATCAGCGCGTTACTGTTATACCGGAGCCTGATATCAGCAAGAATGTTCAGTCGTGCAAAATATTAGCTCAAGGCAACTAAGCAGTATTTGAATGTCTGCTATGTGCCAGAAGCGGACGTGTTAAATGTGATGCGGCTTGACCAACGGGAAGCTGGTCACGCAACTCACTCAATGAGTAAAAGGTACTTTTAGATCCTAAAAGCCCTTGATCCCCAAAATACTAAACACTCCAATTGCCAAACCCAATATGCCGCCACCGACCAGGCACATTCTGAACAATCTACGTGCATTGGAAAGATTAAATTCGACAGGCAAACCGTAGTAGAAATATGCAAAAATCTCCGAGCCAATATAACAAAGCACCCCAATTAGCATCATACTGAAGACGCAAATTACAGTAACCAAAAATATAAATAATATCGCCCTCACCTCTTGTTACTCCTTTAATTTGTTTTTTTTTAATTTTTATTGATTGTGTATCTAACTCTGTAGGCCCGGCAAGCATCAACAGCACACTAGCCATTTTACACCATAGATGGACATTTTTAACCATCAGGCTGTTGTAAATGCCCACTGCTCGTTCAAAGCGGACATTTAAAAGTTGCTTGAGGTTATTAATAGGGAGTCAGTAAAAGCTTAATCACGACTTCGTCATCGCCAGAAAGGGCAGTTGAAAATGTGCCCGTAATGGCAGAATAATATATCAATGTTCATGACGAATTTAATGGAAAGAGGGTGAAGGGAGTGATGGCGAATGAAATGGTAATGAAAATTTTTATGCTGGCATTTGTGGTCAGTCTGGCAACGGGTTGCGTGCCATTAAAACCTTCTGGATGCCATAAACCTACTGCAAGGGCTAGTTGCGGTTCTGGCAACTGGGATGATCAGGATGAATGGGGCGCGCAAGCGCGGGCTATCAGAGCAGCGATAAATGCAAAAATTGCTGAGCCACAAAACTGGGAAGGGAAGAAATGCAGGTTGCATATAGAATTTGCGCAGAATGGCACAGCTTTAAAAATATCAACTAGCGTCGGTAATAAAGCCTATTGCGAAGCGGTAAAATCAGCAGCCCAGAAAGCCACATTTCCAGCCTTCACAAATCAGGAGGTATACCGCGATTTTGAAAAATCTCGCTTTGATTTGCGCGGTTAGTCATACCATAGACATGGCTTTACGCTCGTAGCGAACCTTCAGATCGGTCAGTTTGTCCGCTCAGTGCCAGGAGCGGACGTTCTTGAGCAACTGGGAGTCATCGGCGAGGAATTGCGAAATGAGCGTTGAAGTTATAAGTGGCACTTTCTCTACCCTGCCTGTAGTCCGTTATTATCACCGTTAAGGAAGAACTGAGATTAGTGCCATGCGCCCAGTCGTCGCTATGAATCCGATTAACGTAGCCGTTCTATCTCTTTGTCCCAATATCGAATTTCGCTCTGCAATAGCTGGTATCTGGACTTAAGCTCGCTGGATTCTCCATTCACATCGACATTTTGGTAAAAACGTTGTTTAACGTCCGAATCAAGGGCATCCCACATCATCAAAAATGAAGCTTCCTGCGCCTGTTTTTTACGTCGCTCAGCAAAGTTACGTTCTGATCGCTTTGTCGCATCCACGTATTCGAACGCTAAAATGAGTAGCACCAAAAACGTCGTCACTACGATGGTGAGGGGGGCGTTCAGCTTGAAATAGTAGATAGCAACTGCATCAAGGATAATCACTATCGCCGTGTATATAAATGATATGAGTAATGCCTTAGATAATCTTCCCATGATCGGGTGCTCAACCTTCTAAGTGAGTCTGTAATGGACAGGAGAGTATACACCTACGCCTTTTTTAATTCTGAACATCCTCGCGCTTTAACGCATCTTCGCCGGTAGACATTTTGAGGTTCCAGATATTGTTTTTGGGCATATCGAGGCGGCAGCGAAGGGACAGCATTGCAACGCTTCTTTGCGTGGCTATGTTATGCTTCAAACCAATGAGTAAGGAGGCTGACCATGCGAATAAATACCAAATACAGACTTGGAATTCTGCTCTACCTTATGGCAGCACATGCTGTTGCCCTGCCACTGATGGCCTTGATTTTAGATCTGTTGATTGGGGGTAGCCTTATTGATATATGGAAAGGTTCATATTCCTTCTCTGAGCTGCTTAAGCATCGCGAGGGGCTTTATCTCATGATGGCAGGACTAGGTACTGCCACAGGATTTGTCTACTGGTTCTTTTTTTACAGAAAATACCAGCATTACGACCCCATGGATAAATACTTTAAGTAGTTACTGGCATTGCCTGGTCACAACTTCGATTCGCTCTTTAAGAGTGAAATAATTCCTTTCAGCGGCCAGTATAAGTGCATCATCTATACCATCATCGCCTCGGCATCTATAAAGGACTGGATAGCACCCGCTTCATCGTGCTGAGGAGGCACGGCGCGCTTGAACATCAGAAAAATTCACGTTGTCTTTATGCCCTGGATTCGTAATGGAGAGTAAAAGGCCCCCTATTCTCTGTCCAGCGTGGGAAGCCGATTCAACGCGGCAGCAAAACGTGCTGGCATTCGCCGCCGTAATCCGTACCATACACGCCATACTTATGCTGGCCTTCTGCCAACGTGTTTAATAGTGTTGCCCCCTGGCGCTCCGGAATATCAGACAATGCATCAGACTCAAGACATTAACAAAAAAGAACAGTACAACCTGAACAAGCCGCACCGCAATTTCTAAAACGTTGCTTTCCATATAAAAATCATTTATTACAAACAGTTAACCCGGCATACTTAATACCTTGACCTACTTTAACCCCCCTATTTTTTGCCCCAAAATGTGTCACTTTTTGCATTTTTGCCCCAATAATGCCCCAAAAAATTTAATTACCTTGTCCTTCCGATTGTTGCTTCTGCCAGCCTTGTTGTATTGCACAGCGAAGCGCTTCCCATTGGATCTGCCCACACCTTACTCGGCAAAATTCAGCGCGCCCCTTCCCTGCTTGTTGAGCTTGTCCACCATAATCATCAGCGCGTCACTGTGGTACCGGGGCCCGATATCGGCGAGAATGTTTAGCGGTGCAAAATATTAGCTCAAGGTAACTAAACAGCATTTGAATGTCTGTTGTTTACCAGAAGCGGGCATTGGTACTTGAGCAACCCTTAATTTGCATTTAAAAACAAAGATGTGAAATATTGAAAAGGTTATTAACTAATTCCAATATTGCATAATCAGTTATCTCTTCCATGCTTAATACTTAACTTTAGCTGAGGAGAAATTATGTTAGACGAATACAAAAAATGCATCGAAGCCTGTTATCTATGCGCGACTGCATGTGATAACTGTGCGGCTTCGTGTCTCGAAGAAGAGAACCTGGAGATGATGCGCGAGTGCATAAAACTGGATATGCAGTGTGCAAATATCTGCCGTCTTGCAGCTCAGTTCATGGCACTAAATAGCGATTCAGCTCAGGCGCTCTGCCGTCTTTGCGCTGATGTTTGTCAGAAGTGCGGCGATGAGTGTGGAAGACATGAACATGACCATTGCCAGGAGTGCTCCAGAGCTTGTCATCACTGCGCCGAACATTGCAGAAACATGGCTGCCTGAGAAAAACTCAAATTACCAAATCCGCTTCGGCGGGTTTTTTTACTCCCGGTGATAAACCGTAGGCGGGTAAGACAGGTGAGTTTAAGGGGCGGGCGAAAATGGATTTACTCGAAAGTACTGGGCTTAATGACAAATTCTGGCACAGATTTTTTTAATGGGTAAACGTCCGTTTTTCGCTCATAGCGGCCTTTAGCCCCTATTATCAGGGCTGATCCAAGTTAAGTAGTTTTTAATCAAAGGCAGATCAATGCAGGTTAAAACTATCAATCACGATGACTGTGCAAAAAATTGATTATTCTTCAGTCAGACACCTTCACCCACTGCTTCTCAAACTCTTCCGCATCCGGAAAAATCCCGCCTTTTGTGGTGATGACTGCGCCCAGGGGAACCGGGATCCAGCGCCCCACTTCGTCATACATCAGCGTGTCACCTTCCAGCTTGCAGAGGTGGGGGATTTTTTCGATAAAGAGATCGGCATTGTTGCCATCATAGGGACCAACCGGCTCGACAAACTGAGTGTATTTGCCTGAAATCATCATTCACCTCCCGTTAATAAAAGAAAATTTTCATGTCCACAATTGCCGCCAGCGCGGCGGTGGTTACTGTGGACACTCGCATAACCGCTCCTGCCCCTCCAGACTGAGTACCCACAATCGTTGGCAGCAAACTGGAAACTCCGCCTCCTGTTAAGAAACAGACGCTGTGCGGCGTCCTGACGGCTGCCCTGCCTGCGGGCAGGGCTTTGACCACAAACAGTGACGTATTACCCGAGTCCATCGTTTTGCGGATGATGCCGATAATGTGGCAGTACGTCGGAGTGACGCGCACCAGCAGTTCTGTCGGCCCGCTTGTGACATCAAACGTCAGCAGGGCGGTAACAGACGGATCGTTCCACGGAACATAGTTTTCAATGGAGTCCACTTCTGCTTTTGAGTAAACGTCGAAATTTTTCCGCGCATCGGCAGCATTCTTCGCGCCGCTGCCCCCCTGCGGTACCGACAGTGCGGTGGTCAGCCCTGAAAGGCTGGTGATATCACTGTTTGCGCCTTTCTTCGCCAGCGACTTCTGCCCGGGTACGGTAACAGGCTGGCCATTGATGGTGATGGTCACATCACCCGCGCCGTTCATCACATCAGCAAACCCGCCCATATAGCGCTGGTACATGCCGAATGTCTCTGCGATATCCTGCGCCAGGCCGTCAACGCTCAGTGAATCACTGAGCAGAATGGCATAGCGCGTTCCTGCCGGTATCGCCGGATTAACCGCGGGTGTGACGGCGAGCGTGGTGCCGTCTGTCACGGCGGTTATCTGCAAAACCTGCACCGGGGTTGTGAAAGCGATAAGCGTGCAGCCGCTGCGGATAAGACTGCCCGCTGCGCTGAAATTTGTGCCGGTGCCGGTGATGCTGTTGCCGTTACCGGCGATGGTGCCTGCTGTATAAATCATGCCGTCTCCGAAAATAAAAAACCCGCACGTGGCGGGTTCTGTTGCAATTAAGTTGAGATGGTCAGTCGTAGTTAACGAGGTTAAGCGCGTATACGCGGTTTTTCATGTTGTGGTAAGCGAGGTTTGAGACTTCGCTTCCCGGATTCCCGGCGGTTTGCGCCTGGCCGATGTTTGTCACGCCGCCGTTAAGAACAGCAGAAAAGAAATACTGCGAGGACCAGGGCCTTGTACCACCAGAATTGATAACTCCGGTCGCCAGCCCTGACATACCGGGGATAATCCCGTATTTCCCTGCAAGCGTGGTATTTATCGAGAATCCCGCGTTGTCGCTGCCGTTGGTTCCTATCGACGTTACATCGGTCAGCACCCGTGTTTCGTTTGTGAGAATACACACGCCCTGTTCATCCCATATTGCTATTCCCCAGTCAGGAAGTGGCTGCGGGAAGATAGAAAAAAAGTAAACCGTTACGGTGCCCCCGGTCGCGGCTGGCAGGCGGACAGAAACGGTGCAGGTGGTGCCGCTGACCGAATAACTCACCACGCAATTCACTGTCGTGTACACAAACGGGATCACAGGACGCCCTGCGGGGAACGCCTGCGTTATCGTCGTTACCGCCCCCGGGCCGGAAGATATTGCCACCGTTTTTTTACTGATTAATGCCAGCGGTATTGACTGTGGCGTAATGAATGGCGCGCCGTTTTCTGTTGTCAGTAATGCTCCCCAGTCCATTACGCAGCCCTCAGGTAAGCGACGATGAATCCTGCAATTGCAGGATAAGTATTCGCGCCGAAATTCGTCTCTGCCGCTGCACCCAGGGTGATGGTACCGCCGGATACGGTGATGGTTCGGCGCACCGTTGTGTAACTTTCTCCGGTGTTAACCTGCAAAAAATCCATCACAAATCCCGGCGGAACCGTATAACTCGCCGCGCCTGACTGCTGCCCGGCGGCAACCGCGAAAAACCCCAGTACGCTGATGGGCACAAGCCCATAGTTATTGGGGGTGCCACTGACGTCCCAGGTCTGAATTCCCCATGCCATTAAAATACCCCTGTGATTTTTCCGATCTGCACCCGCAGGCGATTGGTGTCCCGAATGCTGATCGTGGTATTGGTCTGCTTCATTCCACCTGTACCATCGCTGCCATAGTTCTGCGTTGTCCCATCCTTGTCCCAGCGCCACCCAGCAGAACCTTGGACATAGTTATTCGACTGGATGAAATTGCCGATTTTGGCGTTGCTGATGGTACCGTCCTGAATGAACGTGTCGCGAATGAAGGTCTGCCCGTTCTGGATCACAAACGGCAGCGATACCGCACCGCCTGCCTGCGACATCACCGCGAAACGGTCGGCAAGGAAGATTACCTGGCTTTGCATCCCTGACGGCGTGTTCTGTACGCCGATCCCCATCCCTGCGGCGTACAGAACACCGTTTGAATCAACCCCCACTTTGACGGAGTACATCGCGTTAACGTTGCCGGAAAGGTCAGTGAGAACCTGGGCATTCTGCGTGATCGCCGCCGTCTGGCCGTTAAGCGTCACGGTCATGGAGTTGATTTTCTGCGCCGATACCTGCGAGAAATCTGCCATGGTTTTCGCAAAGTCCGTCACGTTCGCCGTACCGCCTCCCGCCGAGGCGTCCAGCGTTATGAGCGACTCAGCAACCGCTTTGCTGGCATCAGCCATCACGTTATCAACGCGGGCGATTCCCGCCTTGTTATCGCCATACTGCACGCTCTGACGCTGCGCCAGATTCACCTGGGCCAGCGTGCTCTCAATCAGCGCGACCGCCGTATTCGTCACGCCGCCTTTGATGGTGTCCGTCTGTCCATCCTGCCCGGATATTTCCGCGCTCAGTTCGTCAAAGCGCGCCGCCGTGGACGAATCCAGATCCGTAACGGCCTCAGTCAGCTGCGTAACGCTGGCGGTGTTCTCCTGGGTCTGTGCGGTGAGCTGGTCAACAGCGGTCGCACGGGATTCACTTTCGCTAGCCAGCGCCTGCCGGACGTCCACCAGCCCGGCGGTATTGCCGTCGGTTTTGGCTTCAAGCCGGGTGACGTCAGTAACGCGCGCTTCCGTTTCCGTCGCGATCACTTCCCGCAACTGCTCGAACGCAGCGGAGTTCGCGCCGTTCTGCACCGACTGGCGGAATACAACGTCCGCGATCGCCAGTGAGTTCTGAATAAGGCTTTCTGCTGTCTGGCGGTTAGCGCCGACGGCGGCGGCCAGCTGCTCCGCATTTTCCGCGATAGCGTCAGCCATATCTGCCACGGTCTGGTTACTGGCGACGGCATTCTCGATCATGTCCTTAAAGAGGTCGGTTTCCTTCATTTCCTCCAGGATGGCATCGGTAATGTCGCTGAAATCATCGGTGGGTTTGCCTGACGCTTCCACAAAAGCGGACACGCCAAACGCATTTCGCGTGCGCACGTAGACGTAATAGGTGTGGTCGAATTTGAGGCGCTGGATTGTCCACTGATAGCCACGCCCCAGAAACTGGGTCAGGTTTTCAATGTCATCACTAAGCGGTACCGACGTTTCTCCGGCATACCAGTATTCAAATGATGTGTCAGTGGTGGCAGTGACTGACAAAACCGGCACCAGCGTTGCCTGCAACGGCCCCGGTATCCACTGAACCGATGCTGGTGGACGTGGTGCACCGATGATCAGGCTGACTTGCGTTTCCGCACCCTTCATCCCGTTTTCATTGCGGCCACGCACGCCCAGCGAGTAGTTCCCGGCATTCAGTCCGTAAAATTCATAACGAAACTGATCGGTTTCATACTTCGCCACGACCGCGCCATTTTCCGCGTACACGTAGAGTTCAAAGACCAGTTTTTTTGTGGTGGTGGCCGTTTCCCATGTTGCCGTCACCTGCACGGTTTCGCTGTTGGTGTTCAGGATCCGCAGATTCTCAATATTCGGCACGCGGTACCCGTTGAGGGTATCGTTCGGGATTTCAAACACCGCACCTTCATCAACAACCGCCTGTTTATTCGGATCGTGCTGAGCAGCGGTGATGCTGTATACGGAGTTGTTTTCGGTTTCTGCAATGCTGAGGATGCGAAATAGCCGGGTAGCCACTTCACTGGTGGAAATGACAAACACGGTGCCCGCGCGGATACACGCAGGAACCGTTTTAAGCGTGATGACACGGCCGGCGACGCCTGTGATGCCGTACTTAACCAGCTTACCGTCACGTCCCATCACAGAGATGGTGTCATCACCGGATACCAGCCCGGACACGTCAGCATCGACGGTGATCGTGCGGCCTGAATACGTAACAATGCGCCCACCCAGCCGCGCGGCCGCATAATTGTTATCCATCAGCTCAACGACATCACCTGGCGTGAACCCGATGGCATCGCGCGCCATCTGGAACGTAACCCGCTTTGTTTCCCGCTTTGCGGTTTCCAGCAGCCATTTCCCGGCGCGCCATGCCTGCCCGCGAGAGGTACAGCCGAATGCCTCCAGAGTGGTTTCGTTGTACTCATGCCGGGCAATCAGATCATCATCAGAGACATACTCTTTGACCTGCTCCCAGCCGTTGTCCGGGTCGGTCCAGGACACAATCACAGCGTTATAGCGTTCAGAGCGTTTTGCTGAGCTGTAGGCGAACCTGCCCTCTACAACGTTTGCATTGGTAATAGCGGCGATGGGATCCTGCGGCGCGTCAATCAGCACCGTCAGGCGCATACCATCCCACAGCGCGATGCCACGGAACATTCCGGCGATTTTGTCGAGGATATCGCGGGCGCTGGCCTGTTCGGTAATGTAGGCATTGAGCGTCAGGCGCGGCTCTTTACCCCCATAGCCGTCATCCACCAGTTGATCGCAATACTGCGAAAGAACATATAACGCACCATCATCAACATCGATATAACCGGCACGCCGGGCGAGACCGAAGCGGGTATTTTTCGCGATTTCACGAAAGAGCCAGGCAGGGTTATTCGTCCAGGCTTTTTTAAAGCCCCCCACCCACAGCCCGGAGTACGTCCGGGTGATCGGATTGTAATTATCAGGCACATCAACAATTAACCCGCGCAGATGATAGGTGCGCTCCGGCGTGTCGGTGTACTGGTCCCGGTCAATTACCGCCCCGGCAATGGCTGAGAACGGATACGACAAATTATCGTCAGTAATTTCGCTGTAACTGTTCCAGATGGTGCCGTTGGACAGCAAATCACTGGCGCTGTCGGGGGTGATGCGGCGAACACGGATATCAAAGGGCTTAATATCCGGAGCATCGATCACATGTGCTTCGAGATATTCGCCGGAGATCTTCCCGCTAATGGTGACAGTCTTTGCGGGGCTGAACGCTCCGCCTGCCGCCCTGGTCTCTATCACCAGCGTGACAGAGGTGTTTTTCTGGTTGCCTTTGGTGTCCTGCTGCACAAGACCGGTGACACCAACGTTAAACCGCACGCGGGTAACATCCCGATCAGTGACGGTACGAACCAGCGGCGTATCGTAGGTCACTTCGGTATTAATAACCGTTGTTGCTTCGACTGCAGAGAAACCGTTAATCGGGCTCTGGAATTCCGAACCGGGACGCCACGCCACACTGATCCCATTTACGCTGACGTTGCCGGAAGCATCAGTGATCGGCGTTTTATTCAGCATAAAAGACGACAGGTGCGACTGATCTACCGGGCCGTAAATTGGCCCCTCACTGATGAGGTCCAGTACGCGGTAAAACTGTTTGGATTTAAGATTGTCGTCGAGAAGTTTGGGGGTCGATGCTTTACCGCCGCCTGAAGACATAACGCCACCTTAGCTTATTGTTTCTGTCCAGTCCTGGTTGTTCGAGGTGTCGATACCGAGGGAAATAACGTTGCTGCCCACCACCATCTCGCCCAGCAGTATGGGAACTGGCCGGCCCTGGCCCACCCGGTTCTCAGCGCTGGTGAATGAGTTATTGGTGATGGTGTTGGTTTCCGCAGCCTCCGCAGAGGTTTTGGTTTTCATGTTGCGCGACATGTAGACGGAATAGGCAACGGAAGCTACTGAGACGGCGACAGCAATCCATGCCGCAGCAACGGCAGTGATAGCGCCGTCGATCTCAGGGACAAAGAGCACCGTGGAACCGTCATTCAGATGCCTGCCCAGATGCCAGCGCGCGTTATCTTCTGTAACGTCCTCACCTGCCACACGTATACGGATACGGGAATTCATGAAGTCTTTTTTGAAGTCCGGACACTGCGCCAGCAACAGACGAAGCCCCTGCGCCGGCGTGTCTACATTCATTGAGATCTGGCGGAAATGTCGGCGTAAATGCCCCGCAAATCTAAAGATAAGCACTGTTCATGCCTCCAGAGGGAATGGGTTTGCTTCAGGTAGGCCATGCGGTAATCCTCCCGTCTGCTGAGATGTCCGGCACAGTCGTGATGAAGCACCTTACCGCCTTCAAGCATGATCATGGCGTGGCAGGGGTCCGCACCGGGAAATGGCTGGCGGATAATCACGTCACCAGGCTGCGCCTCACAGGCAGCCACCTGATGGAAGCCGTTAGCCGCCATGTTCTTGAGGTAAAGATTCTCGCCGCGCAACCACCAGCCGTCTGTGCGTTCAAAATCAGGCAGATCAATGCCGCACAGGTGATAGGCGTCCCTGAAAAGCGTGTAGCAGTCAGTGACGCCATGCTGAAACCGGCGGCCCAGCAGGTGCGGCACCGGACGGAATTTATGCAACCGTCCGCCGCAGGCAAGCCACCAGGGTAGGCCTGTTAAAACCTGCGCCTTACGGTCAGCGCCTGACAGCACCGGAACGGGTGCGGGATGTGAATGGAAAATCGCGGTTATCTCGCCCTCCTCTTCCGCCGCCAGCCAGTCGCTGTCGCTGATGCGGAAATAGTGCGCCGGGTCAGGGTGAACATTGCGGCAGTGGAACAAGCGTGCGCTGTCGATGATCAGCCCGCACACCTCACCCTGCGACGAGGCCGCATAATCCAGACATTCTTGCATCAGGAAACCTTCTGAGAGCCGGGGAAGCTGCTGATTGGCAGCGATTCGGGGCGGGGAAACCGCAGGCGGCAGCCGGAACGGCGGTGAGAGCATTTATCCAGTGATGGGTTACTGGTTGGGTTGTCCCGCTCATCCGCGACAGGGGGGCCGTCGTAATTGCACCCGGTACCGCGATAAACCCACTGGCAGACATCGGCCAGAATGGTGCGCGCCGGGACGATGGCGTTATCGCAGTCAATGGGCGTCGCCAGTGAGTATGTGACCTGTTCAAACGTCTCTTCGGTCATTTCCTCCACGACATAGCGCGATACGGCTTCTTTCGTCGGATCGGCGTCCGGGTTGCCGCCGGGGAAGTTTACCGCATCGAGGTATTTAACCGGCACCTGCCGCCGGGTAATCACCACGCCGAGCATGTCGTCAAAGTCATGGTTGATGCCGGTTATCAGGCCCGACACATTCGCGACCGCCATCATGGGCCGGGCATAAGTACCTTCGTTTTTGCTCTCAAAGCCCTCCACGGCGATCGGGTATGCCGGGTAAGCCCGTCCGCGCCAGATGACATCGCCGAAATAATCGTTGGTGCCGGAGTGGAAGCGGAGAATATCGCCGCCGTAAGGCTGCAAGTCCACTTCAAAGAGGTCAATGAAAGCGCCGACTCCGGCATCAACGCTTTCGATAATGAGTTCGGCTGGAATATCGCGCACGGGAAAACTCCAATAAAAAAGCCGCCCGGAGGCGGCTACTGTCTGAATATCAGGATGTCGCTGATTTACATCCCTGGGTATGTTAAGTACTCAGCCCGTCCATGTCTTGGGCATGGACGTATCAGCAAAGGAGGGATGGCTGATTACCTCAGGTTAAGGAAAAGAAATGACGCAAATTCGCTATATTGATAATCTTAAATTAACTACTAACTGTAATAATACTGCGGACGTCACTAATGAAGTTACGGCGCTGAAAATGGCGTTTGGCCTGTTATTCATGAGGCTTCCCGATACAGAGAAAAACAGTCTCTTGATTGAATTAACCCAATTTGACGTTCCGGCATTTCATAAGCTTGCAGATGAGCTTAAACAATTTATGCCGAACTGAAAGCCAGGCCGGCACTCCGGCCTTTATTTGAATTTTTTCCGCATAAAAAATTACAGATTTCCCATCTTTGTCTGCGCCAAAATATGCTTTTTTCATATTTTCTCCCACATTACGGCCTATCGTGTTACTGGTACATATGTTAAGCAGGGATAACCCCAAAATACGGGATACGTTAGTAAACCATCTTGAAGAAACAGGCATGAATCCTGTTAACGCTTCTTCTGCTTCTGCTTTTTATGAACTGGCTGAAATGATACGAGACGTGGGACATATAAACGAATAGAACCATCGGGGTTAATAAAAGTAACCCCGCTTTTGTCTTCACTGACTACAGCAGCCATAATTCTCTCCCGCCTTTCGGCTTATCGTGGTACCTGTTCAAATGTGGCCGTCAGTTCGTACAGCGGCCCGTTCTTCACCATATTCCAGGAACGACAGACAAACAGCGCCCGCACTCCTGTCATGGATGGTGTCCAGTAGAACGACTCAACGGCCATTCGCGCTTTCAGAAAAGCCTCGGCCTGTTTCGCCGCATTAACGCGACACTTACCGTCCACACCCCGGAATACCAGACTGTATTTATCCATCAGCGGGTTAATCCCTTTAACCTGGCGCTGTTCGTAACCGTCGCCGAGTTTGACGACCGCTACGTTTGGTGTGCGATCAACGCTGTAACTCCGTTGCGGCGTCCAGGTGAATGTTTCTGGCATTAGTGACTCCGTGTATGCTTAACCAGCATTTTGCTATTCACTTAGAGGTTTGTCACATGGAAAAAAGACTGCCGCCAGAGCTTGAAGCATTGGCGTTAAGCACCCTTCTCTCATATGTAATTTCCGTTCTGGATGAGGATCAAAAGGAATGCCTAAATCAGTTAGTAAAGGCGAGACCCATTGAAGTCCCTGGAAGAGATACAAGTCCTGAACAAATGGAATATATGAACAACATGAGAGAATACATGCGTGATGCAGTACGGCTTGGACTTGGTTTTGCTGATTGATTAAAAGTGGCGGAGTGAATCCGCCCTTATTTACCTTTCCGCAACAAGCCATTCGGCCTTTGTTCATTACTAATAGCACGCAAAGCGGCGCTATAAGCCATCTTTTCAAACTGCTTAATTGTCTCTGGGCTGTTTGGATTCCCATCAAAATGATAATGATTGGTCTGCTGAACAATCACCCCGCCACCGCCACCCGCCTTATCGGCTGGAATTACCTTCCCTGATCGGTCCGGGATGAACACCTGCTGACCACCAGCCGCCTGGAATATCTCTGACTCACCGCTTTCATTGATCCGGTAGGCATTACCGGCGGAGACGTTGCCGCCGTAGCGACGGCCGCCGCTCATGCTTACACTGGCAATGTTAGAGAGGAGAGAAGCACCCGCTGAGGCAATAGCGGCATAGTTCGCGAGTTTTTGCGCCGGGGTTAGCGCAGTGGGATCGGCCATAGCTTGCATAATGGCCGTGTTGAGGCTAAGGGTCGATTGTGCTATGGCAAACGCTTTTGCCGCGGCAAACATCGCAATATACGCGCCGCTACTTTTCCCAGAAGTGTTTTGAATCATTGTCGCAAGGCTATCAAAACCTTGTGAGGCAGAACCAAGGATTGCGCCTATAGCAGTGCCTTGAGCGTTGGCTTCGTCAATCGCTATCTTTCTTCTTGCGTTCGACGCCTGAATTTGAATGGCTGTCTTTGCATCTTCATATAGCTGGGTGTTCTGCTTATCAATCTGTTGATATTTGGCTAGAGCAGCCAGCTTCTGCTGTTCCTGCAAATCGATTTGCGCTAAAGGATCTACCACAGCGCCGGTGACTGCATCTGGCATAATCTTTGACGCTACAATTTCCTGCTCTGCGTATTTTTTCCCCTGTTCTGCCTGCTGGCGCTGCTTAACGGCATTAGCTGCGTCCCATTCAGCGGCAGCATATTTTCTTATTTCATCAATTTGCCCAGCCGTAGCGCTTTTATTAAGCGACTGCTCAGCCCTTAGCATGGCCTGTTCGCGTGACAGATCCTGTGTTGCCCCGGTAGCGGTTTCTGCGCGCTGCTTATAATCAGCAATTTTTTGGGCGTTGGCCTCCATCTGAGTGGCTGCGCTTTTGCCCTGCTGCTCATTCTGCTGCTGTGCTTTGCGTCGTGCCTCCTCAGCTTCCTGCAGATCGTAATTCTCTGCAGCCAGACGTTCAGCAGACGCGATCTGATTTGGGTTGTCAGTAACCTTAGACGCCGCCATTCTGGCTTTTGCCACTGCCCGCTGGCGTTCATCCTGTATTTTCAGGAGCTCGTTCTGTTCCTCAAGGTTCAGGATTATTTTATCGCCATCGGCAGTTGGTGGAGTGATCTGCAATGATTTGGGATTAAAGTTTTCTGCCGCCTGATTGGCCCGGCTGATTTCATCGGCAGTTTTGCCAAATGCCCTAGCCACAGCCCCTTGTACCTGCTCAAGCGTGGAGCCTTTCTCTATGAGCCGGTCATGCACCCCCATTGAGGTAAGCATGTTGTTATTGAGCGTGGACTCCATGTCATTGCGGGCTTGGGCTGTGCGAGTCAGTCTTGTCTGGTTTTCCGCACGATCGCGCTCTTTCTGGTTTATCAGATTGGTCAATTCCGCTGCTTTCTGGAGCAGCCCATTGCCTTGTTCGGCTGTAGTGTTGAACTGGCTCCCTTTCTTAATATAGTCATCGCGTTTAGCAGTGAGATCTTCAATCTCATCGGTTGAATCCGATATGGTTTCCTGCAGCCCTTTCAAGGCAATATTAGCGTCTGCTATAGCCCCTCTAAGCTGGGTATTGCTCATCGTCTTCATAGAGCTGTTGAGCTTGTCCAGACCGTCAGCAAAAGCAACCGCCTCTTCCTTCGCCTGCTTGGCAGTTTGCCACCAGTAAAGCAGCGCGGATGCAGCAATCATTGCAACACCCGCCGGGCCGCCAATCAGCGAGAGAGCGCCACGAGCAAGGCCAAATCCCACTGATGCAGCGCGTGCCGCAGCCGCAGCCCTTGCAGTAGCTGCAGCCTGGGCGGTTTCGGCTTCCACCAGCGCCAGCGAAGCAGTGCGGGCACGTGATTTTGCTGCGTTGAGATTTTCCAGCGCCGTCATTTCGGCGCTACTGCCGCGAGCAACATTCAGTTCAGCCTGAGCCAGCGCAACGGCTGAGAAAGCCGCTTCTTTGTCAGCAAGGGTTTTTCTCTGCGCTGCGTTAGCAGCAATGAGTAGTGACTGCGCAGACTGGTTTTCTGCAGCGGTCTGCTGGCGCGTGGCGGCGACAGACTGAAGCTTGCCACTTACTGCCTCTTTCAACGATCCGGCATAGCGCCCGGCCATTACCAGGGAGAACGCTTTTGCGGCCAGTGTTGCGCTGTCGATGTAGCCCTTCATGGCCTCAGAGTTTTCAGAGAAGCTCAGGATCGTATCGGCTGCGGTGATGATGCTGTTTGTGAAGCTCTGAATCACTCCGGTCTGCCCTTCAACTGCCACCAGCATAGAGGTAACGGCGGTCCGCATCCTGACGCTGGCATCGACCAGATTATTAGACATACCCGCAGCTGCAGCTGTGTTTGCCTCGAGTGACTGCTTCAGGCCTTCGGTAAGATCCGAAGCTGTAAGCTTACCTGATGCGCCAAGAGCGCGAACTGCTGCGGCTGATTTGCCGCTGGCTGTAGCAATATCGTTAATGACTGTCGGAATGGCAGTGGTGATGGATTCCCACTGGTCGGCAGATACGGTGCCAGTGTTTATCGCTTTGGTGAAGGCACTAATAGCAGAATCAGCACGTTCGGCAGACGCGGCGTTCTTCACGAACGCGTAAGACATGGAGTCCTGAACGTCGATTGCCTGTTCGGTCGAGTACCCCATGCTGCGCAGTCCGTCAGCACTGCGGATATAAAGCTCCTGGGCCTCTGCCAGCGAACGATAAGTGCCGTTAGCAGTATTAAGCAGACGCTTCTGTACGCGCTCGAACTCATCCTGGCTGGAGGTCGCCATTTGCACGCGCTCCGCCATCTCCTGATAGCTTTGCACCATGCGGGCCATTTCACGTAGTGCAGAAACCGCGATCAACGCTTTCAGGGCAGAGGCCAGCTTGCTAAGCCCGGTATTCAACCCATCGGCAGCATCATCCGCTTTATCGAAGCCGCGCTCCATGTTATTCGTTATATCTTCTACCTGTTTATCAGCCTGTAGAAGCGCATGAGTATCGGCTTTGATCTCGTAATAAATGCCGCCTACGTTTTCCATCTGCTTTCCTCCAGACAATAAAAAACCCCGCCGGGGCGGGGCTTACATATTCAGTTGGTATTCAATAACCTTTAATGGCATTTATCGTCATAGTTTGATTTGACTGCTGGATAATGCTATCGCTAGTTTTCATTTTAACTCGCGCATCTTGCTGGCCTGTTTGCACATAGGTATCACAATCCGTTTGGCTAATTGACAGCTTTCCTCGACGGGAAAACTCAGCCTGTATCTTAGGGATAATTTCAGTATTTCCATAACCCATTGCCTGGCCTTTCAGGGTACATAAACCTGTATCATCGTAGGACGAAAGTGGTCTCTCTTGAGCACATCCAGTCAATACATAAACCAAAGAACCTATTAGAAAAAACCGTTTCACGCTGCTATCCCCATCAGTAAAAGATAAAGCTAATCCTATCAGGTGAGTGCGTCAGCGCAACGGGATGGATGATTAATCGATTTCAGGATGTCAGTTGCTTAAGATATATTAAATAAAAAACCCGCCGAAGCGGGCCAGGGTCTACTTCAGCCTGGTTTGCGTAATCGAGTACGACTTCACCTTGCCGTTTAAAATTTTTACAACCAGCGTCTTACCATTTCCTTTGCCAAAAGCGTTGGCATGTGTGTAATTCCAGCCGTAAATTTCTTTACCCTCTGCAACAACTGTCCGTGTAGTGGGTTCTCCAAAATATGAAATCAAGTCTGCTTTTGTTGTCACGCCTTCATGTATGTTTTGCACTTTTTTTTCATCAAAGTTGGTGCCAATTGATGAGCACGCAGCCAACAAGATAGCGATAAGCCCTGTTGCAATTTTTTTCACATTCAGCCCTTACGTTTATTTATCCCGTTGCGATAATAAAACAGCGCCCCGGAGACGTTAAGACTTAGATCACTGATTAAAAAGATTTTTGTGATTTTTATGATTAATGCCGCTGCGCATCCATCTCAACCATCCTGTCAGCCCAGTCCATAACCTCGTCGTAGGCTTCTTCCGTCGGGATCCTGTCCTTCTCCTTCACCGGGAACTTCGCATTCATCGCGGCGCGAAAACTGGTCATTGTCATGTTCCAGGCATCCGCCTCGCTCATGCCAAGGTGTGCCACGGCGGTGTAGACGAATGACCGGACATCAAATTTACTGGAATACTCGCTTTTCTGCCCCTTCATCTGCTCCGGTGGCTGGTCACCCATTACACCGTGACGGATCAGATGGCGTGCAAGTTCAATGACGTCTGCAACCGGCAGCAGGCCGGGCCGGTAAGAGAGTTTCCCTTTAGTTGTGACTGCGTAGGTACCGGTAACCTGGCTGATATTCTCCGCACAGCACGCAGTGACCACGTGGGCAGATGCTGTCGCCATCTCCGCAAAGCAACGTGCCATCACGTCGCGCAAAATGGCCGGATCGCTTATCCGGTGCGTCGGGTAGTGCCCGGCGTGCACGGTGACAAACAGCCTGACGATTTCGTCCGGCTCACCCATGTGCGATACAGCCAGAAATGAGGGATTGAGGAATATCCCGCGACCACCAGCACGGATCACCGCCTGGCCAATATCAGTGATAACCATAAAACCTCAAAGGGGCCGGAGCCCCTGTTATTAAACAGTGATGACCATATTCGCAAAGCCGGACGACACGCTGCTGGCCGTGGAAGATGACACCACACAGGAATAGGTTCCTTCGTCAGCTTCAGTCACGTTTGCTTTCGTGTACGTCGCAGCTGTCGCACCGCTGATGTCCGCGCCATCTTTCTGCCACTGATAACTCAGCGGGGAATTGCCGGTCGTGGTGGCCGCCACAGTCAGCGTGAGAGTGTCACCCTCTTCCAGCGTGCGGTTCTGCGGCTGGGTTGTGATGGTAATGAGGTCACCCACATCGCGCACATCAACATTACCCGCGCTTGATGCTTCAAGCGACCAGGTCGCCACGTCATCATGCGGCGATTCATCCTGCCAGCTTGTGACAAGGAACGGGCCTTCGGTGATATCCAGCGGTGAAATAATTTTCAGCCAGACATAGGGCTGGTTACTGGTGTCTGCTGGTGGGTTATACACATGCCGCTTCATGGCCTTCTGACCATAAATGGCTTCTTTGCGGCTCACACCGTCACCGGAGAATGACACGTTTTTATACGTGGTGATGTTCTCTTGGGTAAACGCCGCGCTCTGGTCCCCCGTCGCGTCCGCAGTCTCCCATTCCACACCCGTGGTTTTACCGCGCATCATGCCGAGGCGCTTGTACTGATTCGCCGCAGGCTGTACTTCCGGGCAGCTGATCGCGTAATAAACGGCGACAGCAAGCCCCGTGAATGCACCTGATTCACATCCGGCCATAGTTTTTACTCCGTTACTGGGAAATGATGGTTCTGAAGTTTATTTCGAAGGCCACGCGGCCCTCTTGGGTTTTGAAAGCGGGGACCCCGCCAACGGGCTGCATCAGGATGATGCATTCGGTCTGATGCTCCAGGCTCATCGCCCGGCGAATTGCATCGGCGTTGTTTTCCACGGCATCAATACCGGGATCATCCTGTCCGGTCAGCAGGATGATGCGGAAATAGTCGCGGGAAATGGCTTCCTCATCACCTCCGCCGTCGTTCTGCTGGATGATGAGATAGCGCTCGTTCTGAGAGTCCTCATGCTCCAGGAAAAAGCGCTTCTGCACCCGGTAGCCCGTATCAAAGCCGTGCTGCTGGAGCCAGGCACGCAGGGCGTCATAAATCTCGCTGCGGGTCATAGTTTGTATCCTCGCCGGATGGTTGCCCGGATATCGTTCATGCCGTCACGCTCAAAGCCGTTTTTCAGAAAGTCCGGCTCGCCATTCGGATCCCAGTAGTTGCCGTTGCCGTTCGCGCGCGGCTGGCCTTTGAGTGTGCCCGGCGCAGCGTTGACCCGGGCGGCATAGCTGGCGGTGTAACCGACATGCCCGGTCATGCCTTTCGGAATGGGCCGTAACTCACGGAACTGGCTGTTTACCAGCGTGGAGGTGTCCATCGGCGTAATCTGGGCGGCATAGCCGATCCCCACAATCATTACCTCGGTGATCACCCGCTCGGTCACCGGCCCGGCTATCTGCCCGAGCAGCTTCCTGGTGTTCATCTGAACGCTTTTGATGCCTTTTACCGGCATACTTTCCTCCAGTAATATCAGGCCCCGAGGGAGTTGCGGTTAGACGTCAGTATTTTGTAGTCGGGCTCCTCTTCGAAGAACGACATATCCCACATCTTGACCGCCCGGATCACGTCCCCTTTCGCCTTAACCGGATCCGGCTCGCCTGTGGTGTCGCCTATCGCTACATAATCGTTACGCAGCGGTTTACGCACGTCTGCGCCGTTGTGCTTCAGCTCAGTCGAGATAATCAGGTTGGTGGTGAATTCGGTCCCGGCATCATCGATCGCCTCCTCCTGGTTCACCTCCCACGTGCAGTCGATGAGGTAAGGCTGACCAGTCGCCCAGGTGCTGCTCCAGTCGTCATAGGTGCGTGGATAGACAGTGGCAAGGCTGGTATAAACCCAGTTCGCTGTAGCGCTCATGGTTCCTCCCAGCGGAGTACTTCCGGCTTTGTGGCGGCGACCTCACGACAAAAGATGAACCATTCGCCGTTGCTTTTGACGTAGCCGGTCACTCTCCTGCCGCTGTCGGTCAGAACCCAGACTTTCGTAAACGGCTCCGGCAGACGCTGCTTGACGGATATCAGGGCCATCAGCGGCCCCCGTTGCTCATGCATCCGCCTTTACCGATCCAGATGCCAGCAAAAGCCGGGGCCGCCGTCGGGTCTGGCGGGATCAAATCTTTTGCGCAGCCGTGTTTATCCAGACCGCGTAAAAGGTTGAGTGCACCTTTCCAGCGATCGGGAAACGACTGGTAGCGGAACGAGCGGGAAGCGCCGTTTGGCGCGGTCTGGCTGGACAGATATTTATCACCCTGCCCCAGTCCCATCAGCGCCAGCAGGTAAAGCTGGATAAGCATTGCTGTTGATGCCGCATAATGCTGGCTCAGGCATTCCTCAATACCGTTAACCTGATCCAACAGTGCCGCCAGCACGAAATCAGGCAGGGTAATCCCCTGACCGCTGAGGTACTGCTGCGCCTGTTCGGGATTTACCATGGCTGACTCCTGACACAAGAAACCCCGCCGGAGCGGGGCATAAAAAAACCGCCTGAGCGGCGGCTGTTATTCAGCGGGGAAAAGCGCTTCGAGCTCGCCATCCGGCAACAGCTCTGAGAGCTTTTCAGCCCCGAGGTTGCCTTTGAACTCAATACCCAGTTCCTTCAGACGGGCGGCGATAATCTCTTTACGGGATTTACCGTCAGTGCCATCGTTGCCCGCGCCGGGCGTCGCCGGGTTGAGCGTGCCACCCGCTTCGCCCCGCATCAGGCGGACGTTCGGTTTCAATACCGGGTGGAGACTTTCAAACTCCACCACGTCACCAACCGTCACCCCGTGCCATGGGCGGATCACTTCGTACTTAGCCATGTCTTCTCCTTAGCCCAGGTTTGCGCCGTAAAGCACACCGGAATGGCCTTCGTCGTCACGTTTCACCTGCAGGCCTTCTGCAGACATGATCTGGAAGTTGTAGTTGCTCTGCGGCAGCGGGCGCGGGAGCGGAATGACACCAACGGCCATACCCACCAGCGGCGAAACCACATCCTGACGGCGTTCATAGGCGAGGAACTCGTTACCCTTCAGCGCGTAGGTCATGCGGATATCCTTCACCGGCATAAATTTGCGGATGGCATCAAGAACGGTACCGCTTACGATCGCATTTGAGCCGTTACCGACCTCAATGGTGTACGGCTTCGACAGGTTGGCCATGATTTCCGAGCTCAGCCACAACACATCATAGGCCGTGACCTGATTCGCCTGGGCAGTCAGTCCGAACGGACCCGTTGGACCGAAAAATTCCAGCGCCTGAGAAGGCGTGGCTTTGGTCAGATCGATGTTTACACCACCAGCGCCGGATCCAAGATTTATCTTCGCCGTATTGCGGTGGTTACGCAGCCCCTGAGACTGATAGTTCTGAACCTTGATAGTTTCGTTACCGTCCAGATAAGCTTTAACGCGCCGTTTATGGAACTTACGCATCTTGGCTGCCTGCGAGTCCAGCACGATATCAATACCCGCCGTGTTCAGGCCTGCGGCCAGACGCCAGTTAACGCCGTAGCCAGCGGTGAACACCGGTACCGGGTCGCCGTCACTGTCGTATTCGGTATGATCAAAAGAGTATGGCGGCTGACCGTCCAGACTGACCTGCACATCATCAGCAATATCACCAACCACGCTATAGAGCTTGGCGGTTTTTCCGATGTTCAGAACCTGCATAACGCTCATCAGGTCGTTGACGATCTCCATACCGACTTGCTGATCGCGCAACTGGATAACCTGACGGTCAATTTCAGCCCAGAACTCACGCCCCAGACCATCACCCGCCAGGGCATTGGCCGCCAGCGTTTCGGCATCCATTACGCCGCGGTACTGGTTAACCATAAGCTGGTGGGAGGTGTCCCAGATGTTGCGCTGGGCCCAGAGGGAGTTCCAGTGCTGATGCAGGCGGCGGTTAGTCGCCAGGGTTTCGCGGGAAAAATACATGTGCGTGTGTCCTTAAATTATGCGCCAGCGGCTGCGGCGGCAGTGCCGGCACGCATACGAACGCGGATGAAGTCGGTAGCGCCTGCCGCAATGGTGGCTTCGTCCTGGCTGTAGCCAATCACCGCATCGGTATCGTCAACGGCCAGCGTGAACTGACCAGCAGCACCGAGCTTGATTGGGCTGTCTTTTTTGTACGCGCCGGGCACACACAACAGCGCCAGTTCGCGCCCCTCCTCCACGTAGTTACCTACAGCGGAATCGCCTTCCGGGACGGCGTCACGAATACCCAGGCCCTGATGGTAGGCGCAGTCGATAATGTAGAGGCGTCCGGTCAGCGCACCAGCCTGTGCGAACTGACCATCAGCGTTGATAATCGCCGCAGTGCCCGGCAACAGGGCAGCGACAGTGGTACGGGTTTCAGTCTTATAAAACGACTGCCCGTCGATATTTACACGACGATAGCGGGATGCCATGCCGGTCTCCTTTAAAAGTGGGTGACTGTTCTGCCTGCTCGGTTAGGCCGGGAAGTAAGTGGACGGGTCCGGAGCGCCAGTCTGGCCCGACTGCGTCGCGGAGTTGGTGCCCAGCGGTGCGGCAGTACCCAGCTTGCTGAACATCTCTTTCAGCGCCGGGCCTGAAAGGGCATTAGCCACAAGCTCGCCATGTACCGCCTGTACAGCGTCACGCATCGTCTTTTCTTCAGCGCGGGAATTAGCGGTGAGGGTTTCGCTGAGCTGCTGCTGGTTGGTCTGGATAGCTGCAATGCTTTCGCTAAGAGGTTTGAGAGTCGATTCGTTATTAGCGGCGATCGCCTCACCAACGATTTTGCGAAGCAGTTCTGTGTCTTCAGTGGTTAAAGGCATGTCGCCCTCCGTTTGGTGGTTGATTGCAGGCTGTTCCTGCGTGAAAAGAGATTTAACTTTGTTGGCTACGACGGTAACCCAGGACTCCTGGCGGGCGACCGGCGTTCCGGTGTCGTCAAAGGAGATTTTTCCGCCCTCAGAGGTGTAGCCGAACACCTGAGCATTGCCCCCGTTGCGGATGATGACCACCTGGCTGTCGGTGAAGTCGGCCACCCAGGCGTATTCGTTCTCACCGGGAGCAAACCGGGCCTTAGCCGCACGATCGAGGCGTTGTTCACGCTCCCGGTAGGATTCCCCCACCAGCGCGCCGGAGTTGGCTTTTAGTGGCGTGGCAAGGTCAGCGTTGACCATAAGGCCAACACCTTTCTCAGGTCCCGCTGCGGGCAGTTCATGAAGCAGAATGGCGTCATGGTCGATGGCGTGGATTTTCACCACCCACTTCGCGCCCTGTTCCTGCAGGTCTTTGGGTGCCGGGGTGCGCTCGCGAAATACGGCGACGCTGGACCAGATAGGATCGGTCGTTTCGCCCTTCTCAATGGCTTCAATGCGCTGCAGCAGCTCCACGCCGCCTGGGGATTCCATGGCTTTGTTCACGTCGATCCACTTTTCCGCATAAACGCGGTTCCCCTGCAGGCTGACGTTGCGGTTCCACGCACCTATAAAGCCCACGTTCAGCCCCTCAGGGGAAAAAGCAGAGACGAACTGACCATCCACCATCGGATGACCCAGCGGAGCCAGCGTGCCCTCCAGGGTCCGGTAGTTCGCGCTGATCTCCGCCTCCGGATAGAACTCCTCGTTCATGATTACGTTAGCTGGCAGGGTGTAACTCGGGATCACCACGTGCTCACGGTCGTTATAGGTCTCGCGGCGAATGGCTTTGTTATCGACTTTATGGTTGATATGAATCTGAGAGGGCATGCTGATTTCTCGCTGTTATGCGGCGTGTTGGTGACCGCAGCCGCAATCTAAGTGGTTGGCGACAAGACCGGCTTTCTGCGCCTTCTCCAGCCGCTTCTTCGCCATGTCGATGACGTTCGGATTTAACGGCGTGCCGTCAGCATCCACCAACACCGCGACCTGCGTGCATTTGCAGTTGATGGCGTTGCCGTCAACGCTGTACCAGTCCCGCACCTCCTCGGTGGTGTAAAGGTGCGCGTGACGCAGCGCATGTTTACGCCGCGTCGTCGGGCTCAGCGCGGAGAGGTGCATCTGCCGCGTCATGATGCCGTACTGGGCCTCGGCCTCGTCCGACTCATCCCAGCGGGCGCGACGCAGCGCCGTGGTGATTTCCGTGCGGGCGATGCGCTTTGCCCGGCTGATTTCAATCCCTGTCTGTTCGGTGAGCCGCTTCGCGATATCACGGGGGTTCTGCCCGCGACCCATGCCATCGGTGAGCACCCGCGCCATGTCCGACTTGATCCGCGCGCTGAGGTTTTTCATTTCCTCAAAGACGCGGGTGCGCACCAGCAGCAGGCGGCGCTGATACGGCTCGCTCAGCAGCAGTTGCTGTAGGTTCTCTCGTCCGGCGGCATACACCGCAGACTGCTGCGAGAGATTAGCGAATTCCTGCGCCGTGCCACGCTGGTACGCCTGATTCACGTAATCGCGCCAGTACCAGAAGTTCGTTTCATTGCCGCCATAGAGGATCTCGTCCACAAGCGCGGAAGCGTTTTCCAGCAGCATCGAAAGCAGCGAGGTGTCCAGGTCGAAGGTGTAGCGAAGGTTTACGGCGGGTGATGCAGGTATGCGGTCGAGAATGCCCTGATAAGCTTTTGCGATACGTTTTATTCGCCTCCCGAACTCGTTTATCGCGCCGCGTTCGAGGCGGTCAGCGCCTGTGGGATCGTTAAGATTTCCCGGCAGAATCGGAGGTTTCGTTTTCCTCGTCTTCATCGTCCTCCTCCAGCGGTTCAGGTGAGCCTTCGTGCCCAGCGGCCACACGGATTTCCTCGCCTGTAAATGGCTGCTCGCCAGTGGCAATGGAAGCGCTATTGATGTCGGCCATCAGTTTGGCGGAAGCCAGTTTCTCGGCGTCGGTGCTGGCGTTCAGATCATCCCAGATAACCGTTTTCTGCGGTACCGCATCGAGAATACCCAGTGCCACCAGCTTGTCGCACAGGTCTTCAATGTCGAACGACAGATCGCCGCGCCGGGACTGGCAGCGCGCATTAAAGTAACGCTGGTCCTCGGTGCTGGCCCGCTCACCGGTCTGCATACCGACGAGGATTTTGGTTGGGATATCCAGCGCGGCGGCGGCCGTCTGCAGGTTTACGTTATAGGTTGGCCCGGGGTCAGCGACAGCGGACACCAGCGGCGTCACCGTTGCGCCCTGGGTAGTCAGCAGTGCATCGTTGCCACGGTTAACCTCCACCGCTGCTTCGTTGAACTTCTCCTGAAGCTCAGTGACATCCACGTTGTACATCGAGGCCAGGTTACTGAAGTCGATCTCTTTATCGAAGTTAATATTCAGCTGGCGCGCAGCATTCTTCAGGAAGGATTCACCGGAACCGCCTTCCACTTTCTCCAGGCTGACGAAGGGGTTATAGGCAGGCTCCAGAAAGCCGATAGCATCGGTGGAGTAATCACCCAGAATGAACACGCGCTCAGGGTGCACATCCACGCGCCGGGTGCTGCCGTTCGGTAGCCTCTCCACGTACTGCCACATCTTCGGCTGCCCGTAGGTGCGCGAGTTCAGACCGGTATCCCATTCCAGGGGCACAAGTGCTCCCGCCCATGCCACCGTAATCTTTTCCAGCCCCTTACCTCTGGTGACGGGCAGGTTCCAGTCTTTACCGTCGCGAATATGCAGCAGAATGCCAGAGTAGCGGCCCACCAGCCGCCGCAGGTCAGCCTCAGCAAATGCACGCCAGAAGCGATGGGTAAAAATGCCTTTTACCCTGCGCTCCCAGTCAGTCACCTTGCGGGTTTCGTCCGCCTTTTCACCCTCAATAATCTCCGGGTTACTGAGCCAGCATGTGCCGGTAATTTTACGCACCGCGCCGTGTGCGATGCCACCGCGCCGGTACAGCCTGTAGAGGTCGTCAAAGGTCAAATCCTCTTTGAATCCGTATTCGCACCATGCCGAATTGCGTTTGGCATCCAGCCCCATAGTCGGGTTAGCCGCCAGCATACGGGCGCGCGCAAACCTGGCATCAGCCAACGCATGGTTGACGGCCAGTTGAAGGTTATTGTTCATGCCAGGGTCCGTTTGGTGTTTTAACGCCCTTGTAGGCGCTTAGGAATCATCATGCCCATCGGCTGCGCGCCGCCGAGCTCTGTAAGTGCGTACACCGCCGAGTCGAGACGGTCAGGCGACTTTTTGGCAGTGGCCGGCACGTACTCCATTAGCTGATTCTCCAGTACATAGAGGTTGCCGTTGTGCGCAACGCGGCCCTGCTCATAGAGCGCAGATATCGGTTCGGCTCGGGCATATTTCCCTTTGCTGGCATGCACGCGAATGATGCGACCTTTGTACCCGGCGTTACGCAGCGTTTCCTCAGCCATATCGCCGCCCTGATTCGTTTCGATAACGATCGCATCGGCTTCGTGTTCTTCGTAAGCCCACATGGCCTTTTTGGCCCAGCCAGCCGGTGAATACTTGCCGCTGTAGTCTCCATCGACAGAGAACTGCTTTTTATCACCAGCACCATAGGCGCTCGCGGCCACTATGCCGGATTCATCACTTTCATCGCTGTTGGTTGCCTGTGGGTCGATAGCCACCACCGAGCGAACCTTATCGAAACGGATCTGCAGGTCGCGGGCGGCGCTGATCATCGCCTCATTCCACAGCGCACCCTCGGCGTTGAAACGTCGTGGCTTCTGCATGTACTGCGCCTCAGCGGTACGCCGGTGCGAGAACAGGGAAAGGCGGTGAGTCTCGTTGTGCTTGAAGGGCCAGAGCCAGCCATCAGGCAGACCGTGGTCAACCGGGATAGCGTGGGTGTTTTCCGGGTACTGCGCCGAATATGCCTGGCTGTTGTCGATCAGAACCGGCAGATTCAGGTGATGCCACTTTTCGCCGGAACCGCCGCGCAGCAGGTAGCCGCTCAGGTCTTGATAGTGGATGCGCTGCATAATCACTATCATCGGCGTCGTTTCGATCGCCAGACGTGACTTGATGGTTTCGTTAAAGCGGTTGTTCACGCCGTCGCGTACGATCTCACTATAGGCATCATCGGGTTTAACCGGGTCATCGATGATCAGCGCGCCTTGCCAGCCTGGCTCCATGTGCCCGGCACGGAAGCCGGTAACCTGTCCGGCTGCCGAACTGGCATACACCCCGCCACCGAATTCGTTCCACCACATCGCCTTACTGTCGGCATCATCGCGCAGCGACATGGGCCACATAGCCTGATAGGCCTGCGATTTGATCATGCCGCGTGCGGTCGAGGAGTTAAGCAGTGCCAGCTGGTGGGAGTAAGACAGGTGCATGAAGCGGGCACGCTGGTTAAGCGCCAGCCCCCGCCCCATCATGTTGATTGTCGCTAATTCTGTTTTGGTATATCCGGGTGGAACGTTGATGATCAGACGCTGTATTTCGCCATCTATCACTCTGTCCAGCGTCTGCTGAATTACCCGGTGATGCGGCGCGACGATCATCTTGCCGCCGGTACGCTGCTTGAAGAAGTAGCGTGCGTAATACAGCCCGTCCTCCACGCATTCCACACGGCGGGCGAAAAGCTTTTGCTCAGCAGTCGTCATCCTCCAGCATCTCCCGCCGCGCAGCTTTGTAATCATCTTTGTTCATGGTGACTGTTTCGATGGCTCCCCCGTTCGGCCCTGAATGTTCGAACTTGTGCTTATTGGTGTAGGCGTCGCCTACTTCTTTGGCGGCCTGCTCAATCAGTTGGGAGGCAAGCGCGAAGTTTTTCATTCCCTCGGTTTGCATCGCCATTCTGTTCAATGCACGAAGCCTGTACGCCTTATTTGCGATCGGAATTTCGGAAACCTCATTCAAAAAGCGATCGCGAATGGCATGGAACAGGTCGCTCCATTTTTTTGCCAGTGTCTTGCCGCTGACCTTTGTAGGGTCATGAGACTCCACTTGCTGGCGGGTAATCTTTAAGCCGAATTCTTTCTGGACAGCCTCGACCACCTGAGTGGGAGTATCGAAGCATGCAACAGACTGAATGATGAAGGCCTTCACGTCAGGTTTAAGTGCAGCCATAAATCACCATCCTTCCTATACAGTCCAATATTCAGGCCAGTTTTAGCAGGCACGTTCCGCATGCACGGGCAATATCCAGATGTGCTACCTCCGCAGGCCTGTTCGCAGCATCTACCAGCTGCTGAACATCGCGACTGGCTCCATAGCGCCGGACGACACCGACAAACTCCTCCACATCGTGGCCGCGAAGCTTCAGCTTCGGCTGCCCTTCACGTGTGAACTTCGGTGCGCCGAATTCATCCGTCTCCTGGGCGATGTGGTACAGCTCGTGCTCCACCAGCGCGCAGAACTCCAGATCGGAACACTGAGCGCAGTAGTCAGCAGCCAGGGTGATGATGAAATCCGGAATGCGACCGAACCACTCATACATCTGCTGCTCCATTCGGGCTTTTTGCCATCCGCCGGCACGCATCATTACCTCTTCCGCCTGGCCTAATACCGTGCGTCCCTTCTTCGCGAATGCATTCGATGCCCACAGGAAACACAAATCAGCTTCAATCAGGTGAGCATGGTCAGGATTATGCAGATTGCCGTGTTCGCTCAAAATTTCGGTATGCAGCCATTCGTGAACACCGTAAGCGGGGATAAGGCGGATGTATGGTTTGACATCAGAGTTGTCAACAATTAGATGTGGCGGATATGGGCGCTGCTTTGAGTCGTTTTGCATAATTGCTCCATATAGCCATTACGGTGCCCACCAACGGAAGGGGTTGGGATGGCAATAAAAAGCCCCGCGTTTGCGAGGCTTTGTATGGCAACTGTAAATTGCCCATATAAGGTTTGTTATACATGCCTGATGACTACAGAAATCTTTTTGCAGCTTCCAGCAATTCTTCTGATGTAATTTCTCTGTCTGAAGCAGCATACACTGTCTGTCTGTCACCTGTTAATGAAGGGAAACCAGCGGACATTACCCTGAGGTGTGCCTCTTCTCCATTAGGATACATGCGACGAATAATTGTCACACTACGCATAACGGATAGCACTGAAACCGGTTCGGCATTAAAGAAAATAAGCACCTTTTTCATACATCCTTCCACTCACTGTAATTGCCGAAGAATGACATTATCACAGGCACTCAGTGAATGCCTGCTGTAATGCCTTAGCAATCGTCAGCGGACTTGGCTATTACCTGACATACATACTTTCTGCATTCCGGCTTTAGCCATTGCATTCCAGCGAGGATCCAGTCTCGTTTGCGATGCCTAGCAGATTCAATGGCGGCTTAAATCTTTAAAGCGGTTCACCACTTAGATATCGCCAGCCACTAAAGTGCGGTAGCCCGTTACAGTGCTGTCATTCTGTGGTTTTGCTTCATTCAGAATTTCCCTGTTGGTTGGTGATACACGTGCGATACGCATAAAAAGACCATCAGCCGATGCCATTTTCTTTTAATGAATTAATAAAAAAGGTTTTCTCATCTGAATGTCACAGCATCTTTGCGAAGTGCAACCCCCGCACAGCTTGCCCCATCTTAAAAAGGCATAACTGAACAATAAGTGAGCAATTAAAAATCAGGAGGGATACAATGAATGCCCACACATTTACAAGGTAAATTTTATGACTATTTTCGATGACCTCAGGATGTACATGGATAAGCCTGTCAAAGTTAATTGTCCACACTGCACTCACGTAATGGAACAAAGAAGCAGCAAAATCCGTAAGAACATTACCTGCATTTGCCCAAAATGTGGGCACTTCTTTCTCCCCGAAGAACGGTAAGCACCCTTAAATCCCTCCCGTGGGATTTTAAACGGCTTCATCAGGTTATGCGTTGTTGTAGCTTATACCTTCCTCTTTCACAGTTTGGAGTACCAAAACTTGTCATACGCCAGCGGACTCAGAAAGTTCAAGGAGCGCCCCGTACATGTCACATGCCCCAGGTGCTCTCAGATTGCAGATCAAAAAGCAGGTAAAATGCGTAAAGATTTATCTCTGGAATGTCCGTATTGCGGTCTGGATTTCTTGCCTTCTGAATGTAGGTGTATTGGAGGATAAGCCGCACTTTCTTCAGGAAAAATTATTCACCAGAATACTTTGAGAAAGAAAACGATTATGAAAAATACTACAGACGTAATGCTCACATGTGACATTGTTGAGAGCCGGCTTCAGGGAGAAGCCTCACATCCGATTTGCATTCACCGGGTCGCTTTCAATAATGGTCGATTCGCATTAATTCGTAGCGCGAGTAATATTTGTTTTGTAACAGGCTCAGTTCTTAAACGCAGCAGTCACGGCTGGTCTTTAGACAAAAAACCACAAAAACTGCTGCCTTTTGAGTACATCAGTGAGCAAGAGTCGAAACGAAGATTCAAAGAAGATTAGTTATATATCTTTTTTAATCTCAACTTTTGCCTCTTTAAAAAAATATTTTTTAAAGTTTGAGCCAGGTACAGACACATACTCTGTAAAAAACCGCCCTCAGGCGGTTAATATTAGTGAAGCTATCTGAACGGCTTGTCAAAGTCGTCCGGTATTCCTGGGTTATCTGGCGTTTTAGGGTCCGAAAAATCTGGGTCAGTATCACCCGGTAGTGGATCATCTACTGGTACAGGATCGACCATATCTGGGCGTTCAGTCATAATTCCTCCGGCGAACATAATGTTGGATGTCAGGCTGAGCAGCTATTTTTTACTTTTTTGCTGATTTTTGTCGTTGTCTTTCGGACTGTTATCAGGTTTTTTGGGCGCGTCTTTACTAACGTTCAAAGAATGGTTTTTCATGGGGTGTTCCCGTATTTTTAAGCAGCAGTTTTACTGCTTAATAAGTATAGGTCTGCAAGTTCAATAAGCTATACGGAGCGGTATGAAAGATTAAATACACCGCTTCCGCTTGTTACGTCAGCGTAACAGACCATACTGAGTGTTCTACCAACGCAGGGGTAGAACAAAGTCACTTAAATCGGTTATTCAGAAATTATAAAATTGAAGCACAATGAACCACTCTGACCAGCCCTCTTTACGAAGGGCTTTTTCTATTTCAGGCACTGCTCGCGGACATACGCCTGCAGGCCGGTTAACTGACTGGTGATGGTTTCGATTCGTCGCCGGAGGATGTAATAATCCCGTTCAGCGGGGTAAGTAATTATGGAGTTGGGTATATCGTTTACACCACCATCACCGAGTTATCTCCAGGCTTGAAGTAAATCCCCAATGCAGCAACCCTCGTCAGATTTATCCCAAATGATAGAAATATAAGGTGGGCTAAACCCCTTAATGAACTGTGCGATTTATAATCTGACCTTTACACAACAGGAAGTTTAAGCTCATGAAAATACACATTGTTACGCTAGCGGCTAGCGCAATATTTCTGCAGGGATGTTCAGCTTTTGATAAGCATCACGGTATCGACTGGGGTGACAGGGCATGCCCGGCTCCCGCAGCAAACGAAGTCCATAACGGTAACCTTAAAATTGAGGACGGCAAAACTCTCAAATGCCAGATAAGGCCTTACGTCAGTAATATGGCTTGTCAGGGCATAACTGACAGGATAAATAGTGACGGGGTGATATGCCAGAATGGCTTGGGTAACAGCATATTATTCATATTCGATGATAAAGGTGTGCTTAAAAGTCATGACAGAGTTTAATCAGATTCTCAGTCTGAGCCTGTAAGGTATGCCACATTACAATCCTCCATTCTAACTGCAATGAAGGATTTTTATTTTAAGCACTGCTTATGCACATATATCTGCATACCGTCAATCGTCTTACGACTGGTTTCTACTCGACCTTCGGGTATGAAACGCCTCTGGGTTGCTCTTCTTGAATTAAAAAAGTAGTTGTTAAGACCCGCATCATTCCAGTCCCCTTCTGATAGCAGGATTTTTTGGCAGGGCATCATTTTGCGTTTTACTTCTTTCCTAAAATTTTTTATTTCAGGCATTGCGTGTTGATGTATTCCTGAAGCACTCTCAGCGCTGACTGATCTTGCTTGATTCCGGCCCGGATACCGAGAACGTTTCGTCCAGCAATGTCAGAGAGTTCGATGGTGGCATCATTGCCCATGCCGGAGGTGCTGGCGGATTCGGTTGAGGAAGGCACTGGACAGCGGCCTTTGACGAGCACCCGACCACCATTATCAAGCTTGCGCTGCAGAGCGTCATTTTCAACTTTTGCATCGGCTAACTCCTTCGTGTATTTAGCATCGAGCGCAGCCACATCACGCTGGCGCGTCTGCATGTCGTTGATGGTGTCGTTCGCCAGATTAAGGTTATGCTCGGCGGTATCAGCGCGGTACTGTTCGTCAGCAGCTTTCCCGTGGTACCAGAATGCCAGTGCGCCGAGGACGGCCATCACCACCAGCAGCAGAACCGGTTTCCAGTCAAATTTCATATTTATTCTCCGCCAGGCACATAGAACGCTCCATCTCGCGCCGGTTCTGCAGGCCCTTCCACTTCATGCCGCCAGCAAAAACCCAGCGGCGCATCTCTTCGCAGGCTCCGTCATGATCGCCTTTGTTCAGCTTGCGCAGCAGCGTGGATTTAGAGAACGCATCAGAGCCGACGTTAAACACGAAGCTGTAGAGTGCCGCGCGCTGGTATTCGTTCAGTGGGACTTTGACCAGACTATCGACCGTTTTCTTGGCTGGCTGGAGGTCTTTCCACAGAAGGTTGTCGCACTCGCGATCGGTATAGGTCTTACCTTTCACGATATCCCGGCCAGTGTGACCATCGCAGACGGTCCACACTCCGGCCACGTCTTTGTATGCTTCGTACTTCCGCCCCTCGACGCCATCCTGACCGCCGAGAAAGAGAGAAGCAATCAGCATTGCTCCCCCACCAGCGGCGGCAATGAGTTTTTTACGCAGGCTGAGGGTCATCGGCATATCATTCATCTCCCACTTTTACCGTCGGACCGTATTTTTCCAGCGCCTTTACCTGCGCGTTGGCGACCTTGCGTTTGAAGTACCAGTTAATAAGCCCGGTAATGATGATGCCCGCGATACCAGCCAGCACGCCGACGGCACTCCACTCATCGGGACTTAGTTTTGTCAGAACACCGTTCAGGATTGTGCCGCCGGAAGTGCCAAGTGCGACACCGGTTACGAGTTTGCTCATATTGGACATATCTCTCACCTCCGCTTTGGGAAGTGCTGTGTGTGATAGGCGGGATGTCGCGTTGTGCTTAGCTTAAAAGCATTGCGAAGATGCATCCGGATCTAAAGTAAAAATCGCTCCCGGCGGGAATGAAGAAAGACGTATATGCTTAAACGAGTAGATTAATGATGTGGGAAAGGTGTCATGCTTAGTTTTTCATTCAGTGAATTCGCCAAGACAAATGTATACAAGGTCATTGACAGCGCTGTCTTTGACATCATCCGGTCAGGCGCAGTAGATCACATAAATAAAAAGATGCTAATTCAGTATATTACTCGCAGGTATCTCTATATTTACGAGACCAGCTCTTCAGTTGAAGAAACGCTGATTTATGAATCAGCATTGAGGATATTAATGAACTCGCCGGATTAATTAAAAGTGTCTTGATTGATAGCACTCTGAAATAGACCGCCATGAAGCGACCTTTTGCACAGTGTTATTTTTTTATTTGAACGGCCAGAAGCAGGAAATCAACAGCATGGAAAAGATATGAAAAGGCCCCCACCGGGAGTCCAGTAAAGCATTTGGTTTAAAGCGGTGGTATCAAGGGACCTTCTAACACCTCGACCTCGTTGTTGTTGCAGATGTCACAGCCACGTGTCAAATACCAGACACCCTTAACTATCTTGCCGGAGAGCATGTCTTCCACTTGTTCATTTTGAAAATAAGCAACCTGAACGACATTGACATGACGTATCCAGTAGAAGCCTTCTCTCATATTTTTATCTCCTCTTGCCTGTAAGTCCCCATCCAAATCCATTTGCCGGGTTTAAGGGTAAACATAAGTCATAATCTGGGCCAGGACAGACAATGAAAGTAAGAACGTATAAAAAACTATAACGATCCGCCATCAAGGACTCGAATCCCGAACCACAGAGGTAGAAGCTCCGTGCCCTCTCCCGCTGAGCTAATGGCGGATAAAAAAAGACCAGCGTTCAGAGAGGCTGGCCTCAGGTAAAGGGTTGTCGACACCCCGAGCTTTACAGCTCACCCTGAATCGTTATCAAGAGAGTCAATCCATTCCTTAAAAAGGATAGCCCAGGAAAAAATCAACCTTAAACTAAATTTAATTAAATTTTTGGAAAACAGGCTGGATCACATTTGGCCGGGAAGACTGGCTCGCCTGCCATGAAGGTTTGTCGGGATAAAAAAAGACCTGCTCGGATAAACAGGTCTCAAATCAGGTAGAGCGTTTCTGGTGCCGGGTGCCTCCCAGTGAGACGCTGGCTGGCTTCATCGTCCCGCATGTATATATTCAACATCAATAGCCAGTATTGCCCCTCCGCACAGGGGGATTCACCACGCTGTTATTGGAATATGGACTGTCAAAGAATGCACTTTGAGCATAGCCCTGCCAACCCGGTATGCAATACAACTTAAAAGTGACTTTTCAGAACTGGGAAGTCCATCAAAAAAGCGTTGTTTTGTTATTTTCAACAGAGTCAGGAGCAACACAACAACATCGATTATCACAATTACTCACGCCTGAAAGGCCCTGTGGTTGAAGTACGCCGGGCGTGGACGGATATGAAAAACCCGGCATAAGCCAGGGCCTGGTGATACTTGCCACATTCAGCAGTGGCTGCTCCGGTTTCCCGGCTCGTTTTATAGGCTGACTTGTGCGCTAATGGGATGCCACCCCAAACTCAGTGATGTGTATTACTTCCTTTCCCTCACTACGTCGCCGTGGGAACCCGACCGGATTAACGCCGTCGTCACGCTGCCTGAGCTAAATCAGGCATCCATGGGCGGTCTTACCGCTTTGCTACTTCATGCCTGTGCTCCTGATAAAAAAAGCCCGTCGTAGCGAGCCCATAATTCCTTCTCTAAATAAAATCCGAGCGCTGCCGATAACACATTTTTGCCCTCAATTCTGAACGGAAAGAGGCTAGTCAAAAAGCAAGGAAATTCATTGATGTGCAACAAATCAAAGGTCGCAGGCGCACTCTTTTTAGCTATAACTTCATTTTCCACATACGCAGTGGAAAAAGTCGCTGGATGGACTTTTTTGGCAAGTGTCGGCGGTTCTGATTACTATTCAAAAGATGGCTCATTGAGGGAGTCGAAAGGTGTTCGCTCCATAATATTTCAAGACGTTCCAGCCTCCAAAAGTGGCGATGCTAAAGTTCTATACGGTCGTTTCACCATCCCCTCCCAAGCCTGTAAAGACGAAATTGGCCAGATAACAATATATGAGTTGAGTGGGAAGATCGCTGGAAAATACGATTACGTTAAGGGTGGTTCAAATGTGGCTGCTTATATAGCCGATATGATCTGCTTAGGTACACGAATGAAAGAAAAGTAAAAAAACCCGCTCAGTGGCGGGTTTCTGTAAATTCAGGTCTTGATGACCGCTTGCGATACAGCTTTGCGAAGCATATATACATTTAGACTTTTTCTGGCTCACTTTGCAAGTTAAATCTTTCGCTATTTGTATCGAATGCGTCACACATTGGTATGTATAGCATCGATTCTGCCAGACTTCTCCATGAATCAACTCGGCGGCGGCAGGTCATCACACTTAATTCTGGATGTGTTTCATGCAGTTCTTCCGCCATGCAGCGAAGGCTCATTTTATTCTGATAGCGCTTTTCCAGGAGACGCAATAAAGGCCTGTTCTCTATGAGTACGCCTGCAATTACCCGGTCCATTATCAGGCCTTCATCATCAGTACAGAATACCAGGTTGCTGTGCTGCTTTTGCAGAAGCATATCGTTAACCCAGGCTTCGAGTTCTGCTGATGAGCAGCCTCTTTTCCGCAGGGATTTAAGCGCCTTGCTCAGGTCATCCTGGGTTATCACATATTTACCCAGCAGCTTTTTAAACATATCGCTGGCCGTGGGATTCATGTTTATTGCTGACCAGCGCCCCCACATGCGTAGTTTGCCCTGAATCCAGACGCTCTCCAGAGTGCGCAGGCGTACGTGCTCCCCTGCCTTACCAACTTCTGATGGGTGAATCATGCCTATGCCCCTTTCTCTGTTTTGATAATAATTTGCCCTTTCCCACCCCAGACCTTCGTAACCCGGCCGTCCCAGATTCGGCTGTCGTCATCGAAAATGGCATCCAGCAGCGCCTTTTCCAGGTTGTCCTTGTCCGGCTTCTGTTGGTGCGGCCGCCCGATGTGTTGCATACGCTTCTTTTTGCTCCAGCTGGCAGGCATCGGAATTACAAACGTAATGTGATAGCCAGACTCGGGCAGCTCGATGCCCAGCAGCCGCACCTGCACTTTGAAGGCCCAATAAGCGGCGGTCGCAGGACGTTTATGCCAGCGATCGCGCTGTGTCATACGGGGTTTGCCAATCGGCGTAATGTCATAGATTTTCATGCAGGCACCACCAGCCCGCGGCGGGCGATTTGTATAAGAGTTAATACAATGGCGCGGTCCATGAGTTGTCGGCGCTCATCGCGGCTCAGGTTCTTCCCGTTATCAACCTCAGAATGGCAGGTTACGCAGATAGCAGCGGTAGCGCAGTCGTCAGTTTTCATCCCGATCCCTTTCCCTTCATTGCGATGAGCAACCTGCGTACCCCACGCACCACAAAGAACGCACTGTTCGATCTGCCCGACGGCGGCCAGCCACTTTTTGCTACGATAGGTTTTCAGAACGGCAGACATTGCTGACCTCCGCCCTGCTCAACTTTCAGTCCATGCTGGTAAGAATTCTGATAGCTGGCCCAGTGCGCCCGGCGGATTATCTCCGCCTGCTCAGCTGTCAGGCACGGCTCAGGAACTGCGGCATGTTTGCGATGCGGCGCTGTCCTGATGCGGCCACCAGCCTGATAGATGTTCTCGCAAACCGGGCAGTAGTCGCGTGTTTCCATACCGCCCGCCCGGCCAGCGAAGAAGATATTGCCGTGCCACGTCCCGCATTCAGCACACATTGGCGCATCGCAGGTGAACATGCCCCGGCAATTCTTCAGATGCCCGTTCTCATCTTCATCAGCATCCCAGCCAATAATCCCGTCGCATAACAGGGTCGCAGGTTTGCCGCAGAACAGGCATTTCGATGATTTAGCCATGCTCACCCCCACGCCTTGCTTTGCCAGACCCGGCGCGGGCGCGGGGGCTTATTGCCTTCCGGCAATCGGGCGCTCACAGTCCAGGTGATGTAATCGGGATTAAGGCTGCGCTCAGCTATGACGCCGCGGCGTCGGTAATCCGCCAGCAGCTGTTCAGCCTGCTGCGTGGTGCAGTCAGTGTGATGGAACCATGTCTCTTTCATCGACTCAGCTCCCGAAGCTCATCAGCTGCGCAGCGGCGTTCTCTGCCTCCGCCTGGCTGCGGAATGCGCGGGAGAGGATCCAGCGCCACAACACATCGAGCGCTGCGCGATAGAGCTGCTGAAACTCGGTTTCGTCCATGCTGGCGAACGCGATGCTGCGGGGGTGCTTGCGGAGTGTGCCGTCAGGCAGCTGGATGGCGTCGTAGTGGCCCGCCTCTACGATCACCCAGGAGCGGTAGGCGTCGAACGATTTGCAAATGCTGATGCTACCAGCGCGGCGGTCAGCGATACGTGCAAGATACTGCTCAGCGGCATCCATTAACGCGGGTTCGCTGCCGCCGAACGTTGCGAGGTATTTTGCATACCCGGTCACCAGCTTTCGCTCGTTGGAAGAGATCGCCCCGCCGGTAGGTTCCCAGTATTCGAAGCCGAGATTAAGCAGCGCGAAGAATTTGCGATGAAATGCAGGGTTGCGAAGCTGGCGGAACTCTGCTTCAAGTACTGCGCCGAGCTTGCATTTTAAATGCAGAAAGTCACTGGTCTCCGGCGTGGCGGGGATCAGGATTCCTGAGGATTGCTTGATGAGTTGTAACTGCGCCATCGTCTTCTCCGTGGCGCATCAGGTCAACGGGTGTTCAGTCCGTTGATATCATAATATCAGAGGGTTTAACGAGGCGGTAGCCAATACGGCGAAGAAAGCGGGTCCCGGACGAAAGATTGAAGATCCCCTCATCCTCGAGCAGTGGACGGCAGGACACGAGCCCATTTCTGGTGTAGACGAGGCATCGGCTTTCAAGCGGCATGGATCCGACAAGCTTGCCGTCTGAACGCCTGACAATGTCGTACCAATCGCACTGCTCCTGACCTTCTTTCACAAAAACCCCCTTCTTTGCTTTCAACAAATACACTCTCCCGGCGGGGAGAAATCCTCTTCACAGAACCAAAATATCAAATCGCGCAAATTTCCTAATAGGTTCGCCGGAAGAAAAATAAAATTTTACCAGAGTGCTTCATTCACCAATCAAACACTGTATAAATAAACAGTACACTTAATAATGAGAATGATCAACTTGTTAAGAGTACAAAATGCTTAGCGACAGCTTCTACACTTGCTCATTAACTCATTGAATTAAAAAGCCACATTGAATGTGGCTTATATTTTATTAATATGGACAGAGTCGGTTTAGCGGATGCATGGCGTCTATTCAGAGTATTTCAGGAGAATCGCCTGTTCTTGTTTTCAGTTGCCTAAGTTGCTCAACAGGGCCACTTACACATTCTATGAGCTCGAACTCATCTGGCTTCATCCAGGCAGCTTGAGAAGTCATTCCTTTTCCGTTAATACGGTGAAAATCCCAGCTACCGTTCGCGTTATGTCTTAGCCTGTCGAGTTCAATACTTGCTATTCGGGGTGGGACATTTTCATTATTTGGTACCGGAATAAAGGTTGCATAACCTTTACACTGAACAGGTACTTCGCTTTTCGCACATCCAACTAAAGTTAAAACGCCTAATACAACCATCAAATTTTTCACTAGTTTTGTCCTTGAAGATTAATTACTTCATCCTAATCTTAAAATTTTACTGCTAACTTACACTTTAAATTTGAATGCTAAAATCACTGTTCTCCGCGTAGCGTGGATCTGGATTCCTGATGAATGCTTGATAAGTTGTAGTTGCTGCGCCATATGTCATCATACAGCGCGAGCACCCGGTTGTAAGTTGTTCAGCTTACATTGGCATCATGAACAGGTGATATTGGAAAATCAACGAAGTAGTGTGTTTATCAAAGCGATTTAAATCCGGATTTTCCGTTGGCGGCACGCCATTCTTTTACGGCATTGACAATGCCTCTGACTGAACTGTCAGCATTCGGTTGTGGGAAATAAATCAAGTCATGCCCATCAGGATGTTCTGTCAGCTGATTAAACTGATATACCGCCTCACTGTGTTCTCGATCCGTTGCGAAGTCCGCTGATATAATTTTGCTAACCACTGCGGCAAATTCCTCTTCTGTATAATCGGCTAATTTACGCTTGGACATTTTGATCCCTCATATCGAACTACCTACAGTGAACCCATATCATTTCAATGTAGCGCTAGCTACTTTCATATGGCAAGTACAGCCTGGACTATCGGTAACATCCTGGTCGCTCCGCAAAGTAATCGAGTAGTTACTGCGGATGCTCACGCATTACAATCTCGGCAATTACTGATCTACTGAGAGTATATTTTGGCCTGACGTCCGCCTTGTGCCAGGAGCGGACATTGTTATTAATAGCAGCAGACGCCAGCCGGACTCTCTCGTCTTACAGAACTTCAACCACTTCAAATTCTTCTGCGATCAACTCCATATCTTTAGAAAAATGACCTTCGCGGGTAAAAAATCGCTGATGCTCATTTCGCCAGTATTGAAGGCTTAAATCGCCTTCACCTTCTTTGCGGGCAAACTCCTCAGTCACATCACAAAAACGCACCAGTCGCATTGAAACCAGCCGGGTCACGCAGACCGGGGCATTCAGGCCATCAAGGATAATGTTATAGCTTCCAATCCTCGGGGCAGACTTTTCTTGCTGGTAAGAGGCAAAGGATCCGCAGGAGGCCGTTTTAATCCCTTTTTTAATCAGGTCCGCAAGCTCGCTGGCCAGTTCCGGGCTGTCTCCCATTTGCCAGGCATCTGCGCCTGGATACTTTACTTTTAATACCTCAACAGTAGCCATTAAGAGCCCTTTTTAATCGTCGATGAAAAATGTCATACAGAGTTTTAACATGAACTTTCCGGACATTAACATTGATGCTTTCCCTCTGCTACTTTGTCCGCTCTTCGCTCAAAGCCGCCCTAAACTTAAGGCGGTTAAAAAGTGATTATGCCCCCTGCTCTTTTACCGTACACATCTCCGGCAGGTTTGCCCGCACCAGCGCCTCAGCGAACGTTGGCGGGACTGCATTCTGGTGAGTTGATTGCGGCTGGTTGATTATTTAAACCAAAAAGAATCACGACTCCGCAGCAGTTATGGTTACCCACCACTCTCCCATGCGTGGGCCTCCGGAGTTTTTAACCGTAAAGTATCCTTTTAACGCAATAAGCCCGTATTGGCTATAACACTTGCTAGTTGACTTTTTATTCTTTTCCACATTTATGCAAAGCGTCAGGCTGTTTTCCGTCGTAGCTTCCTCACCCTCGGAAAAATCCCTAAGCTTTTGATAACTTATATATATGCAACTAACATTCTCCTCGTCATGCTCTACGAAGGAAGCATCCTCTTCAGCGATGCTTATACTCAGATAAACCTTTCTGTCAATGTTGTTGAACAGAAAATCTGCAAGTTGCTCAACTTCTTGGCTAAATGGTTTCAAGTTACACATCGTGCGGTGCGCATTTCGTCCTGGAAACGATAATTCTTTGTTTTTTTCGTGCTGTCGCCATGCGTAGAACAATGCGCCAAACCCACTTAAAAACCCTCCAAAACTAACCATGTCTGAAAAACTCATTTGAAAAAATCACTCTGCAATTTAATTATCGTTAGTACACATTAAACAAGGCCTCTTTAGAGGCCAAGCAAATAAATCATCTGGCAAGTTCATTAAACGCGGAGCAAGAACATAACAAAGTCGAATAGGTTAGGCATTATCCATTACAGGATTAGCCAGCACCCAATCAATCACCTTCACAGCATCAGCCATTGCGTAGCCGAGATTACCGCCGTCGCTTTGCGCCGCTTCTTTAATGAGTGTTTCGGGTGTCTGATGCAGGCGATCGAGTTATACATGGCCGTGCGCTGGGTGGTTGTTAGTTGTCAAGGGTTAGTCCTTCACAAAGATAATCCAGTGGGTTTTGTCGCTCTTTCCGGTACGCTGGCCGATGATTGGCTTAACGTCCGTCAGCGCCAGTACCTGGCTAACCGGGATCTGCGTTTCGTTCCATTTGAAGATGAGGACACCGTGTGACCGCAAGACCCGGAACGCCTCAGCAAACCCGGCGCGCAGGTCGTCGCGCCAGGTGTTTCTGTTCAGCCTCCCGTATTTCTTTCCCATCCACGAATTATTGCCAACGCGATCAAGATGTGGCGGGTCGAACACCACGACAGGGAAAGTATTGTCAGCGAACGGCAGTTTTCGAAAATCAGCGATAACATCAGGGCTTATGACCAGATTGCGTCCGTCGCACAGCGTGTGCTTCTCCTCGCGGATATCGATATACATTGCACGCGGATCCATTTTGTCGTACCAGAACATACGACTGCCGCAGCACATGTCGAGGATTGGCTGTTCACTCATGACTGCACCTCTCTAAACTTGACTCCATCAATAACCGCTGCTGTGGCCGGCTGGCGTAACACTTCCAGCGCATCAAAAAGCAACGCCGACGCCGGATTCAGATAGTTCTTAACGGGCCTGATGCCGCTAGCGCTGTACTGCCAGGCCAGTCGGCAGATGATGTCAGCGTGGGCCATGTTGTCTGCCGCCAGGGTGTCGCACTGCTTTGTCTTTTCGCGCAGCGCTACAGTGGTGCAGTCCAAGCGTTCGGCCAGTTGCGTGGCCATCTTCGCCATATCGATGATCGGTGTGTCGCTCGACATCAGGCGCGCGAACTCATGCCCCGCCGCAACCAGTTCTTTGTGGTTTTTAGCTTCATTCATGACCGTGCACTCCCGAAAATTTTATGAATCTGATAACCCTGCCAGTTCTGGCGGCACACTGTTGCTACTGACGGCGGTTCCTGCTGCGTTTTCACCATACAAACATTCGCTACTGGCTTCGCATCAGGGGATGCTTTCGGTGGCTTAGGCGGTTTCACTTTTGCCTGCCACCGCTGCAAAAGCCGGTATTCCGGGTGGCGGGCCTTGCCGATATTTTTGATAATGCCGATCCGCACCAGGCGGCCCAGGATGGCGTGAGTGTGCTTGTTGCTCCAGCCGAGGTTTCGATCCAGCTGAAGCGGTGTTGCGGTTTTGTTCGCATCAAGAAATGCGATTACCGCCAGTTGGTCTTTACTGCGCATGGTCATGATCTCCCCTGTTCCTGGCGGCGTTTGAACTCGGCCATCAGGATTTGTGCCGGCGTCGGCCCCTGTTCTGCTTTCGGCGCTGCCAGCGCACGGCGAACGGGCGGGACAGGCTTACCTTCAGCAACGCGTTTTTCCCAGTGCGCCAGCAGATTTCCGGCTTCGCTGAGCAGCTCCTTCTCGTTCATCTGGCGATCGACACCACGGCGGCGCAGTTCAAGACAGATGTGATAAAGAACAGGCTGCGGCCACGGGTACTGCTCGCTGGTGGGATAACGGAATACCAGCTTTCGCCACTTCCAGAACTCGGTCATGACGTCCGCAGGACTTACACCCAGCGCCCCTTTGCCCTCGCGGCACCACGCAACGAACTGCCCCGGCGACGGCCAGAACGGCGACACACTGGCGCGCGCTTTCTGCATGCCGGCGGAGAGCTGTTCACGGCTGCGGATACCGTTTTCGGCAAAAGTGGCGATCCACTGCTGCTTGGCGACCGCCTCTTCGGCTTCACTGCGAAGATTGGTCTGCGTTGACGCGGGAAAAACCTGCTTAAGCTGGCGGAACAGCGCATCGACCAGACGCTCAGCATCGCTGCTGATCACTTTGGCCTGTTCACGTCCATCACCCGCCATACGCGCCAGAACTTCTCCGTCACGGCTGGAAACTGCACGAAAAATTTCTGAGTTCACAGGAATTCCTCCCAGGCTTCAGGGCTGTTCCAGTGGGTATCACTGGCTGGAATCTCGTTTACGGGCTTACGGCTGCGGTCTTCACGGTGCAGGGAAAGGGTGTCCCACTGCTTGCGCAGCTTGGCGGGCGACAGGATGTTTTTATGCCAGAAGGAATCCTGCGCCGCCCACTTGAATAACTGGCAGATCTCACGATGCGTGCGGCCATCGAGCTGGCGCAACATCCGGATATCGTTAGCCCAGGTGGTCAGATTTGGTTTTTTCAGGGAGGGTTTGGTGACATTGCGCAGCGCGAGCATCCACTCAGCGCATTGCAGATCTTCCGCTGTTCCCCACTTGCCACCAGCCGGGGTCTGAATAGCACCTTCAGGATGCAATTTTGCTTTTTTCGAACGATCATTAAATACGTTAGTATTTAATATATATTGTTCATGATGTGCGGTAGTTTGTGCGCCTTCATGTGCGGCACCTTCCCTGCAAGCCGCGCCATTACTGGCTTCATCATGTGCGGCTGTATGTGCGGGTCTTTGTGCGGGCAAATTGGGCAATTTTTCAGCATATTGCTCGTAATTTATAATAGTGATCACGCGCCCTTTTTGCTTTTCTCCATCGATGGAAATCATTCCCTCCCTGACAAAAAAAGCGAGCATGCGCTCTACGGCGTCACGACTTGTCGGGCGTCCGTGACGGTCGCAAAGCGTCTGGCCGAGATCGGCGGCAGTTACTACCAGCTGGCCGGGCTTAAGATGCCATGTATGACCTTTAAATCTGGCTGTGTACGGCTGACTGGCAGCATCCAGGAGCAGGTTCTCCCACAGCGTGCGCAGATACACATCCCTGGCCCAGGACGTCTTTTTGATGCTCCGGAACATCTGGATGCAACCAAATTTCTGGTTTTCCATCCGGTTGCTCCTGGCAGCCTTATGGGCTGCGAAGTTGATTACGGCGGCGTCAGACATTGATCATCTCCGCTTGCGATTGATATGGCGTATTGGGCATAATGACCTCGCGATTGCTCACTGTGATTGCACCCGAAGTCCGGCTGTGTTGGCGCACAACGGTCTTCACCCTTTCTGAACTCTTCACATTGCCCCCAGCATTGACGTGACCATGGCCATCAGCGGCCCGGCCAGATCCGGTTCAAGCCGGAACATCGACACGATCCCTTCGCTCACTTCTTTCAGCTTCTGGTGCTTCGGCGCATCAAGTAGTACTGCGCGCTTCGCTTCAGCAACTTCCTTTTCGGCATGTGCCAGTCGCGTCAGTTTGCAGTCACTGCCCACCAGCACACCGCGGTGCTCCAGCGGGAGAACAGCCAAGATCGCGGGAGTCAATTGACGTACCCGGTCGCGGTATTCATCGGTATCAAAACGGTTATCGAGCCAGCGGAAAAGCTTCTGACGGGCGCGGCTGATATCTTCCGGAAATTCCATTTCCTGCCCGCCGCAACTCCGCCACTGATCCACGATATGAGCGGCTACAGCGTCCTGACCAGCCGCCGCTGCCCAGGCACGAACGGCAGAACAGATGGCGCGATGCTCAACCGGCTGGCTTTCGGCCTCGCTCAGTTGATACTGGAATTTCAGGCGCTCTGATGGCGCTCTGTTATTCTGTTGAAAAGAAAGTGTTTGCATTTTTAGTGCTCCTACTTTGGTAAACCATCTGTGGGATTCGGGTAGAGATCTGGGCGCAGTTCGTGGGGAGTTACACCAGTGGCGTGGAAGATCGCAAGCACTCGCATCTGAGGTACTTGCCCCCCATTGCGATTCCTCCAATGACTAATATTCATGGCGCTTATAGATAAAAGTTCAGCTAGTTTTGTTGCGCTACCTACTGCTGCAATGGCTTTGTCTAAGGCGTTCATATAGGGCTCCAAGAGTAATGTGACAACAATTAAACATAATGTTTATTTTAATGTCAACTTTTTGAGTGTTGAGCTAATAAACTTTTGGTTTAGAATCTTGTTATGAAAGAGAAAACTCATCAGACAGATCACCCGCAAGTGCGCAGGCTTAATGAAATCATTGAGCAGAAAGGTATTTCCAAAGCTGACATGGCCCGGATATGCGGCGTTAGCTCCCAGTCTGTAAATAACTGGTTCGTGCGCGGGACAATAGGTAAAAGCTCGGCTATTAAACTGGCGGATGCACTAGGAGTTAGTCTTGCCTGGCTTTTAGGGCAGGAAGTAGATGAAAAAGGCGGTCTTAAGGCGGACGAGCAGCGTCTACTGGAGCTGTATCGCCAGCTGCCTGAGGAAGAACAACAGAACATGTTACGAGTCTTCGCCATACGCTTGAAAGAGTTGGATGAACTATATGAGAAGTACATGATGGGACGTATTCGTTCACAAGATGATTGAGCCCCTGTTCTCGTGTGTTTTTTGAACGAATTTAAAAATAAAGCCTTTAGCTGAGTTTTTGTGCCACATCTTTCAGTTAACAAATAATTGAAACTAAATACTGAGGGTTTACAGGTCGCAATTAATTGCTGTGTGGCAATTCCAACAATGTGTAAACCCTATGAAATCGACTCAATTTGAAGGATATTGATATGTCAGAAAAAATATTTGACTTCAAAAATTACCCCATCGTCTTCATTGGATCTGGCATTTCAAAACGGTATCTACAAAGTTATCCCACTTGGGAAGAGTTATTACATGAATATTGGCAAAAAACTAATCCAGAAATGGATTTTTATAGTTATTTACTGAGCATTAAGGAAAAATACAAAAACTCCGCTGATGAAAGTTATGATTTAGATCATAAGATTTATACAGAAGCAGCAAGCAAGATTGAAAATGATTTCAATAGAATGTTCACCGAGAATTTAATCAAACTTGAGGGCTTAGATGCTAAAAGAGTTTTTAGTGAAAATATCTCGCCATTCAAATACTCTATTTGTCAAAGGTTTTCTGAACCAGCACTAAAAGATGACATTGACAGTGAAGAATTAAATTCATTTAAACGCTTCCTAAAAAAAGCAAAGATGATCATCACTACTAATTATGATGCCTTTATCGAAGAACTACTTTTAGAACAAGATATAATTCCTAAATTATATATTGGTAACAATGGATTTTTTGAGGACACAGTTGGATGGAGTGAGTTATACAAAATCCATGGAGACATAAAAGATCCACAGTCGATAATTATTAATACTAATGATTATGAAAAATATGATAGTAAAGCTATTTTAATTAGCGCCAAAATACTATCTAACATGATCAAAAACCCAATTCTATTTATTGGCTATTCATTAACTGATAGGAATGTAAAAAAATTGCTATCAGATTTTTCATCTCAGTTACCAAAAGAAGATGGAAGGAAATCAGCAGAACGGATAATTCTCATTCAGCACAAACCATATGAGCAAGAAGTACTCTCGAAACAGATCACCGATCAACAATTACAAGTCACTTACACATCTGTTGAAACCGACAATTATAAAAAGATTTACGACGAAATAAGCAATATTGACGAGGGTCTATCGCCGTACGATGTACTGCGTTATCAAAGAGCAATCAAAACATTAATAGTTAATGAAGGCGAAAAAGGCAATTTAAATACTTTATTAGTATCCCCCTCTGACTTAGACAAATTAGAAGATAGCGTCAAACAAGGTAAAAACCTTGTAGTTGCACTTGGCGACAAAAAGTATGTATTTACTCAAATAAAAGAACTGAATTACGTGGAAGATTATTTATTCGAAAAAAATGAAATTTCTAACAAGCTTGCTGTTGAGTTTATTATTAGCTCTACAAATTCACTAAGACTACCACTTTCTAAAATAATTGCCTCATGTAACATAAAAGATTTAAACCTAACTGCGAAATCATTGTCGAGATTAAACCAAAGAATTGAAAGACATGGTAAACTTGATAATATAATCGCAGCGATAATTTTGGATAAAGTTAACGCCAACAAAGTTTTTAATAGAATTAATGACATTAAGGGAGCTGGCTTCAGCAAGCAAAAGGAGTTATTCATTGTAATTAAAAACATTAAAAAACTCGAAAAAGATGATTTAGAAAAATATGTCAAGCACGAGGCGTTCCAACAATTTAAAACTTGCGAAAATGACAATCTGAAAACAGATTTCCGAAAACTATTCTTAGCTTATGATTTATTAACTCATGGTGACATTCATAAGTTGAAATAAGTTAAAACCCGAAAGCAGGTCTTGCTTTCGGGTTTTAATGGATCCCGTATGATGGCGGAATATTTCCCTTATGATGGAGGGAAACGTATTTACACTTTAGACCTATTCATCAAACAAATCAATTTTTATAAATAACCGCACAAATCAATCACTTAATTAATCAATTGATATCCCAGTATTCATTCTATAAAAACGAAGTTTGAAAAACTTCTATGCCCCTGAATCTCAAAGAATAATTTTTATTTTCAGCAAATCATAAAAGTAGCATATATAAAATAGAATCATATTCATAATTCCTTTCGAATCAGCATCTTTCTCTATTAGCTAACATATGCCTGAGCGGTTCTATCACAACAATCTCCTTGCCATTCTCTGCATGCACCTCACCTTAGGATATGTTCAAATGATGGGATGCCGGGCCAAAAAATGAACTTCACGTGTTGAGTTCAAGTTGGCCTGTCGCCCTTATTATTTCTTCATCACTTTCCCTTGAAGCAAATTGAAGTTCCCTCTAACTAGGCAGTCTTCCCTTCGCTGCCTGCCGCACTCCAGAACTGCCTTTGTAAAAATTCGCAGTCCTTCTCACAAAAAAGAATTACCCAAGCCATTCGCTTATCCGTGAATACTCATTTTGTTGACATAATATTAAACATTGTGTTTAATCAAGTTTACCAAGACGCACCACTGACCACTCAGGCATGGAGCCCACGAAGTAGCCGCCGATGGCATACGAATAGTCGGATGAGGTGGAGTGATTATCGCGCATCAGGTTAAAGAAACGTTCCGCCAGCCTGGCGACAAGGGCAAACGAGAGGGAATCATCATGGTTCATCAGCACTACGGTACCCAGACGGTCAACCGCGGCGCAGTTATGCCGGGCATGCTCGTCAAATACAAGGAATCTACCTGGACCGCATCTGCTAACGCACGTGGCCGCCTGTACCTGCAACGCGGCATTGAGCGAACCTACACCAAAGATTTGCTGGTAGAGGTTTATCTCAACGGCATGGGGAATGGACTGAGCCATTAACGGGGGGTTATGCAAGAGAAAGAATGCGCGTACTGCCGTAAACCGATCGAGCAGAGGAAGGAAGTGAAAAACAAATTGCTCTTGATCCGCGGCGCGCAACTGGCGCACGAACAACGCGAATACTGTTCTGTACGTTGCGCTTCATACGACCAGATGGCTCACGAAGCGTAACGAAAACCCCGCGCAAGGCGGGATTCACGTCCGGTGCCACCGACCAAAGTTACACCGGAAAACCACTCAAAACCAAAAACACACCCAATGGGCGCTATCTCTGGCCCGGGGATCTTACATCCAAAAATGAGGATCTGACATGGAATTTTTCCATCTGCTTAAAGCCAGTCAGAAGTCTGGCAAGAAAGATGCGGTGATTTGGTTCACTGCGAAAAGTGCAGCGCGCGCAAACCTGCAGCTGGATGTCGCGCTGGAAGACGCCGAAATCGAAACCGGTCGTGGTAAAGATTACGCCAAGCCGATCCGCACCGATTTTCCGGTATTCAATGATTTGCCGGAAGAAGAAGCTATCGACTTCACCTGGTGCGAACGCTATGTACTGAGTGACGACGGGCGCACATGGCAACTGAAGCCTGACGCCGTGTCAGGATCGGCTGTAGAAGGTGCTGCGCCGGAAGTGCCTGCTGAAGCCTCCCCTGCTCCCACTGATGAATTGCGCCCGCTGGCCCGCCTTCGTCTGCCACAGCGCCTGATTGCGCACCTGCTCAATGATGCAGAGCAGGACCAAATCAGCCTGGCGCAGCACATTGAAATCGGCGCGCTGGAATTCAAAGAAGAAGACAGCCATGTTCAGGGCTTTCTGAAAGCTATCGAAAACACGCCGGACATCCGGGAGTTGACCGCACATGTCGAATGGAAACTGGTAAAGGCAGTAAAAAATGTCTTTCCGCTCGATAAGGAACATGAAGCTGAGCTGATTGCCAGTTTCGTAAACGCCTGGGTAAAGGCAGAGGCCAACCAGCGCGGCCAGTTAGTTGAAGACTGGCTCAGCGGCAAACAGCCTGCAACTCAGCCCACCGAAACCGGAACGTCAGGTGCTGAGTCATGTGACGAAAAGTTCTCTGTTGAAAAGTGGCGCGAAACGCCGCTTACAGAGCTTCATACCGTAGCTGCGCTGCCTTTCCGCCAGCGCCTGCTTGCGCAATTTCTGGCTGAAAAAGAGTTCTCATACCATATCGACAACGATCAGCTGAAAGCCGTGCGGGCGCTTGAATCTGACACGGATAACTCGTTCGTGCAAAACCTGCTGCTGGCCGCTGAGAACGTTGAAGGGCTGAAAGATGTTCGTGAATACGACCTCTGGAAGCTGACTGACGCAGTGAAAGAGGTGTTTCCTGCTGACAAAAAGGCACCGGATTTAGGCCTGGTTCTCCAGTTCATGAAAGCGTGGAGCGCAACCAGCTATGTGGATCGCGGCCTGCTGGTCAAAGAATGGGTGAAAGGTTGCCGTGTGGCGCTGATTCAGCGCACCGACGTCAAAACCTGCGCCGGGGGCGGCAATAAGACCGATCGCAATCCGACTCTGACCCACACGCTGGACACTTTGGACATCGAAATTGCGCTGGCCACCCTGCCTATGGACTTCAACATCCATGATATCCCCGGGGGCGTTTTCCGCCGCGCAAAAGAGATCGTCAGTAAGAAAGAGAGCCCGTTCAAAGAGTGGTCAGCCGCCCTGCGCAAACGCGCTGGCATCCTGGATTATTCCCGTGCCGCTATTTTCGCACTTATTCGCGGCGCAGAAGAAAACCTTCACAGCTTCCCGGAACTGCTGAGCCGTTACATCAACAAGAACCTGACTGAAAGCGACCATGAGCACCCAACTGAAGAAACCCTGGCGGCCGCCGGTCACGTGCCAGAAAAGAGCTGGGAAAACGAGGTAATGGTGCAGGTCGCAGCAGAGCAGAAGGCAGCAGCCGAACAGCCCAAAATAGCCAGCATGGGTAACGGCGTGTACTCCATTGATGGCCTGATGGATACCCCCTCAAATGAAGTCGCAAAACCAGAAAATGCGGGGAACATCAGCAATGTGCAGATGGAAGCGGATCACGGAAATGAAGCCGAAAATGGCGATGCGGTTCCGGAAGGCGAAGCGGCAGTACTGCCAGATGAAAGCGCTCATGCAGCTGTTGCAGAAACAGTTCCCCTGACCACGGCTGAAATTCTTGCCGCTGCAGCGCCGACCCTGGCGCAGCAGGACGAACCAGTTGCCGAATACCCGGCATACTTCGAACCGGGCCGCTATGAGGGTCTGCCAAATAACGTCTATCACGCCGCGAATGGCATCAGTTCCACCATGGTGAAGGACGCTCGCGTCAGCCTGATGTATTTCAACGCGCGCCACGTCGCCAGGACCATCCCGCGCGAAGGTTCCAGAGTGCTGGATATGGGTAACCTGGTGCATGCGCTGGCGCTGCAACCGGAAAAACTTGATGAAGAGTTCAGCGTAGAGCCAGTGATCCCTGAGGGGGCATTCACCACCGCGGTGACCCTGCGCGCCTTTATCGATGAGCATAACGATAGCCTGCCGGCGCAGTTGAGCGCTGACGATATCAAAGCGCTTCTGGAAGCACATAACGCCACCCTGCCCGCGCCGTTGCCGCTGGGTGCATCAGTTGATGAATCCTACTCAGCTTATGAGCAGTTGCCAGAGGAATTCCAGCGTATTGAGAACGGCACAAAGCATACCGCCACGGCTATGAAGGCTTGCATCAAGGAGTACAACGCCACCCTGCCCGCGCCGGTGAAAACCAGCGGTAGCCGTGATGCGCTCCTCGAGCAGTTGGCGATCATCAACCCTGACCTTGTGGCGCAGGAAGCGCAGAAGCCGGCACCGCTGAAAGTGTCCGGCACGAAAGCGGAAATGATCCAGGCGGTGAAATCCGTGAAGCCTGACGCGGTATTCGCTGACGAACTGCTGGATGCGTGGCGCGAGAATCCGGGCGACAAGATTCTGGTGACCCGGCAGCAGTACACCACTGCGCTGGCTATCCAGAAGGCGCTGCACGAACATCCGACCGCAGGAAAACTGCTGCTGCATCCCGATCGCGCTGTTGAGACCAGCTACTTCGGTATTGATGAAGAAACCGGGCTGGAAATCCGCGTGCGCCCGGATCTGGAAATCGACATCGACGCCGTTCGCATCGGGGCCGACCTGAAAACAATCAGCATGTGGAACGTGAAGCAGTCCGGCCTGCGCTCTCGCCTGCACCGGGAAATCATTGACCGCGATTATCACCTCAGTGCGGCCATGTACATGAATACCGCGGCGCTGGACCAGTTCTTCTGGATTTTCGTCAACAAAGATGAGGGTTATCACTGGATCGCCATCGTCGAGGCCAGCGAAGAGCTGATTGAACTGGGCATGCTCGAGTATCGCCAGACCATGAACCGCATCGCTAACGCTTTCGACACTGGCGAGTGGCCAGCGCCGATCACTGAAGACTACACAGACGAACTGAACGACTTCGACCTGCGCCGCCTTGAAGCGCTGCGCCTGGCTTAATGGAGAGAATGACCATGCAAAACACCAATATTATCGCCGCAGAGCAGACTCCAAACACCATCTCTGCCAGCAACGCTGTATTCAACGTGCAGGCGCTCAGCCAGCTGACCGCTTTTGCCGAACTGATGGCGAAGTCCGCCGTGACCGTACCAAAGCACCTGGCGGGGAAACCTTCCGACTGTATGGCGATCGTCATGCAGGCCATGCAGTGGGGTATGAACCCTTACGCGGTGGCGCAGAAAACTCACCTGGTTAATGGGGTGTTGGGTTACGAAGCGCAACTGGTGAACGCAGTTATCTCCAGTTCAAGCGCCATTGTGGGTCGCTTCCATTACGAATACGGCGGTGACTGGGAAAAAATCGCCGGTAAGAAAGATGCGCGCGAAGAGGCTGGTCTGTTTATAAGGGTAGGCGCGGTGCTGCGTGGTGAAACAGATATCACCTGGGGCGAAAATATCTACCTGGCTGACATCACCACCCGGAACTCTCCACTGTGGAAAACGGCACCTAAGCAGCAGATCGCTTACCTCGCGGTGAAGTACTGGGCGCGCCTGTACTGCCCTGAGGTCATCCTTGGCGTCTACAGCCCGGATGAGGTTGAGCCACGCACCGAGAAGGAAATTAACCCGGCACCCGCGCAGCGCGTGAGCCTGGCTGATATCAAAGGTGACAGCGTAATAACCACGCACAGCGCGCAGGAGTCCGCTGCCAACATCGACGCTATTGCCGATGAGTTCCGGGATCGTATTGAGGCTGCTCAGGACTTAGATAACGCCAAAGCAGTTCGGGCTGATATCGAAAGCGCCAAGAACACGCTGGGCTCAGCCCTGTTCACTGAGCTCAAGAACAAGGCTGTGAAGCGTTATTACCTGGTAGATGCACGCAACAAGGTTGAAGCGGCAATTAATTCCCTCCCCCAGCCTGACGAACCGGATGCAGTGGACCTGTTCGCCAAAGCAGAGCAGACACTGGCGGCAGCAAAACGTCATCTCGGTGACGAGCTGCACGGGCAGTTCGCCATCACCCTGGCGGATATGAAGCCTGAATACGTGAGCATGCCCTAAGGGAGGCGGGAGGGCCCGCCCTCCCGATTAATATGATGACCGGGAAACAAAAAAGCTGGAGTACGCAGGAACTGGCGCTGCTGTTAAAGCATACGAACAAGCAGGTTGTGAAACTGACCGGGCGCACACTGGTGGAGGTTGAAGAACGCCGACTGCAGGCAAACGCAGAGCGTAACTGCTGGGACGTATTTGATCCGGAGCGTGCGAAATGAGGCTGATTAACCGAAGCAGAAATGACTCCACACTGGCAAGCAAGGCGTGTGATGCCGCTCTGGCTGAGCATGTTGCCAGGTTTGGTGAATACGCCAGCCGGGCAACCGCCAGCGAATACATGGTGCTGGTGGAAGGCGCAAAGGTCAAAGTTGAGGTGGTGAATCGCCGCAACAGCTACGTGGCTACGGCTATCACAGGGGCACGGCGATTGCGTGCTCTGGCCGGTCGGATGTCTTGATATCGAAATATCATCAACGTGCGATCAGCATAGTTATACTGGTGCTGATCGCCTGGTACCTCATATGGCACAAGTAATTTTCAACGAAGAGTGGGTTGTTGAGGAAAGGCTTACGGCCAGGACTGGCCTCGATAATCGTCAGATTGAAAAATATCGCCAGGGATGTTGGATTGAAGGCGTTCATTTTAAACGCGTCTCGCCAACCGGGCAAAAAACATTACGTGGGATCACCTGGTACAACTACCCCAAGATTAACCAAATGATTCAGGATGCATAGGATGTCTGATTTGCCCAAGGGCGTGGAGATAAGAGGTCAAAGTATCCGGATCTGGTTTATGTATAAGGGCAAACGTTGCAGGGAAGTACTCAAGGGGTGGATCGTCACCCCTTCTAATATAAAGAAAGCAGGCCAGTTAAGGACGGTCATCGTCAGTGAGATTTCGCTGGGAGAGTTTGATTACCGCACCCGTTTTCCCGAGTCAAAGCAGGCAGAATCTGCCCCCGGCACCGTTCAAATCCGCTTATTCGGTGAACTCGTCGATACCTGGTTAACTAACCGTAAAATCGAGCTAAGCGCCAATACCCTGCGCAAAACGGCATCGCAGCTGAAAACTATCGTGGCCGTAGTCGGCGCTGACACTCTCATTCGCGAGATAAAGCACAATGACGTACTGCGCTATCGAACGGAGTTGCTTGAGGGACAGACAATGTATGCTGTCCATATTCGCTCCAATAAGATCGGTCGCAGTGTAAGAACCGTCGATAATTATATCTCCCTGCTCTGCTCACTTTTGAGATTTGCTCACCGGTCAGGATTCACCACAGAAAAGGCATATTCGGGCATAAAGAAACTACAGAAGAGCAGACCCAAACCTGACCCTCTGACCCGGGCCGAGTTCGATCAACTGATGACAGCCAACCATGGGCAAAAAGGAAATATGTGGCAGTTCGCCATCTACTCCGGTCTGAGGCATGGTGAGCTGGCCGCGCTTGCCTGGGAAGATATCGATCTGGCGAACGGTACCGTGCATGTCCGACGAAACCTGAATGCACTGGGAATGTTCGTCCCGCCCAAAACAGATGCAGGGATCCGGACAGTGACTTTGCTTACTCCTGCAATCGAAGCTCTTAAAGCGCAGAGTGCTCTGACTGCGCTGTTCCCCAAAACGGAGATTACCTATCACCACCGCGAATATGGGTTAACCGAACAGCAGAAGGTACATTTTGTTTTCATGCCCAGAATGAGGAAAGGTGCCCAGAAACCGTACTACTCTCTGAGCAGTATTGGCGCTCGCTGGGACTCTGCTGTAAAACGTGCTGGTATTCGTCGCCGCAATCCGTACCATACACGGCACACTTTCGCGTGCTGGTTATTATCAGCAGGCGCTAACCCGTCTTTTATTGCCAGTCAGATGGGGCACGAAAATGCGCAGATGGTGTATGAAATCTATGCTAAATGGATTGAAGAGATGAACAGCGATCAGGTGGCGATGCTTAACTCGAAGCTGGCGCTTTAA